CCAATGGTTGGTGCTACAGTTGCTTGCGCAGTTGCAGTTGAAGAATCGTGGAAACGATAATCACAGGCTTGTTACCCGCATCGCAAAAGCAAGGATAAATAATGGTTTATCTATAACTGAAATATGTAAACTAACAGGATTGAGTTATGATAATTACATCAAGTATGAACGTGACGAAGTAAAGGATCAATATAAAAACTTTGATACTTTGAAAAAAATATCTGATGTACTAAACATAAATCTTATGAATGATTATTTGTCCTTTAAAACACACTCAAAGGAAAAAGTTTGCTCCTATATGGAATTGCACAATCTATCTATACGCAAATTGGCTAAGATATGCAATGTTAGTATTACAACAATAAAAAACTGGCGTAATGGAAAGTGTTCTCCCTCCTATGAGATGTGGCAGAGAATATTTAAACAATAGACTTTACAATTTGTAAAAAAATGAAAGCAGGGTATTATTTTAATGCCCTGCTTTTTGTTTCATTTTTTCTATTTTTAGCAAAAAAATAAGGGTATGCCACAACGGACACACCCTTATTTTCTGCATTTGCAACCAATTATTAGGTCGTACCAAATACAAATATGTTTCAACTCACTAGCTGTAGCAATACTACAACTGACATATATAATATAGCATAAAAAAATCTATTTGTCAAGACGTTACAAACTTTTTTTATAATTTTAACTAGCTATAAATTTGGCAATCATTTTACTGCAATGTAAATAAAAAAGGTGTATTCATAAAGAACACACCTTTTTCTTGCAACTTAATTAGTTACACATAGAATACAAATATATTTCAACTCACAAGCTATGGCATCGCCATAACTGACATTTATACTATATCAGACTTGTAGTGGTTTGTCAACACGTTTTACTATGTTTTGTATCATTGCACAAATTTGGCTTGTCATTTTTGCTGTTTTGTACATATAAATTTTATAAGACTTTTATAAGACTTTCATAAAACTCTGTCTTATAATTTTCTAATAAAATCCTTGTAATTTTTTAATAAAATCTTTATTTCATAGAAACCTATTCTTCCACTATCTCGTTAGCCCTTAACGATATTTTCTTTTTAATCTTTTCACTTAACCCTTTAAACTGCGGTGTTATGCCAAATCCGCTTTCCATTATAACCATAGCATACGCATTTGCGTCGATCTCTGCACTTTGCAGATTGTATTGTTCAATGTCGGTATCTGTAGAATTAATATAGTTCTGAAAAATCTCAGGACAATTTTCAGCCTGCCATTTGTGTCTCAACTCATGAGCAATTGCAAACATTATGTCAAGTGGCATTTTGCCCATACGATATTTAAGTACATTATCCGCAGGAACATACTCTGCTAGTTGTGTTGGAGTATGCAAAAACAATACTTCCTCAACTATCGGTTTAGTAATTTTCAAATTGCTACATACTATTTCTATGAACTCAGAATAATTTACCATAAAATTGACCGCCTTTCGCTTCAGGTAATATTATTATATCTAATTGTTTATATTTCGTCAAGCGTAAAAAATAGGGTACTAGATTAATTTCTAGTACCCTAAAATTATTTCTGAACCAATGTCAGAAGTGGGTAAATGCCAAACTCGGCATTGGCTGGTCTTGCGTGAATTGTTCTTTTATCAATATCATAATATCCGTAATAATTCATACCCGAATATGACGATAGCCACATTCCACCAGTAGTATCATAACCCAAACCTGTTAAAGCCGTAGTAATTGGCTTATTAGCAAAGTATGGCAACTGTGACTCCATGCCTGAATTATCATAGCAACCTGAGGTAACATAATGTCCGAAAATCTCAGGCTCACTCGGTAATCTAAGCGAATAGGAGGTATAGCTATCACTATAGCCATAGTTTTCCACACTTCTTCCACCACCATTGACATAAGTGTAACTTGTGGCTGATTTGTTAATCATAAGTGGTAATGGGTCTGAAAACTCGGCAAGATTATTTCCAAAAATATTTTTAAAATGCGCAGTATAAACAGGCATAACCTTTTGCTGAATGAATGTTTGAGAGTATGCGTGAACATCACCTAAACCTGTAGCGTTATCAATGACATTTGTTCCTATTGGCGAACCAAAGGGCATAAATGTATATGACCGTTTCCCGCTTGAAGCTTTTGTAGTTCTAAGAAAATCCACAGCTACACATACAAAATAAGTATCATACTCTACCGTTTTTGTACTTTCTTCGCCATTAACGATACAAGGAACATTTTCAATAGTTCCTTTTAGTTTTAGTTCTGTACCAAGACCTATTTCGTAAATATCGCCACGATTTATTTGACCGAGAAGCCCATTTATATTATCTGGATCATTACAATTCCATGTTCCACCTACGGTATGAGCATTACGATTTAATTCCCCCATGCGAACACAACTTCCACTCAGAGTAGATATTTCATTTGTGTTTCTTTTAACCGAGGTAATCAAATTTTCTATTTGGCTTGTAATATCTGCCGTACTGTCACTGTCCATAAGCTCCGTTTGGTTTGCTAGTGAACTAAGCTTGTTATCAGTTTTATTATATATACTTACGCTCATTTGGTCTTTCCACCACCCTCGCTACCTCACTTTCATACTTTTCCCCAGTGATTTTCTCGTACTGCTCAGGGGTTATCTTCCCCCTGTCGGCAAAGTCCTTGACCTGCTCAGTGGTGTACAGCCCTAAATCGTACAACCTCTTGACTTTTCTATACATCTTCCTTGCCCTCCTCGATTAGTGTATCGGTCATCAGTGCAGTATATAGCACCTGTGCTTCTAGTTCGTCCACCTTCGTGGCTTTCTTCGGCTGAAAATCTTCGGTAGATAATCCCAGCTTGTCAGCCATTTTCTTTTGTAAATCCGTCATACGCTACCTCCTACTTCTGATAGTTTCACGATGTATTCCTCTTCGCTTGGCACGGGTATATGGTAATTATCATTGCTGTTTTTGAATGTCACTGAACCACCTGCTTCGACCTCGATGTTTCGCAGGAAATCATCTGGTATCAGGGTTGATATATCGGTTACGATTGGGTTCGCTAGTTCGTAGTACAGCATTACACCTGACATAGCCTGTTTGAATGCGGTAGCGTCGGTGTAGGCGGTGTCCTTGACCTGAATTTGTGAAACTGCGATACTGTCTCCGTCTAGCACAATTGTTTTATCGACAAATGCATTTGGATTTCTAGCAACTGTTATATATTTACTGCACAGTATATTATGAACAGTTATTCCGAACGCACCTAATCTTTTAAACCCAATTGCGGAAACTGGCGCATAGAAATAATCTCCTACTGATGATTGACTAGATGTTTTCATCCACGTCAGCGTTCCCAAATTCACACTACCCACGCACTGAACATATCGTTTATTCTCATAGTCCACATAGTTTCGTGCCGTTCCTGCCGCCCAGCCGTAGCCAGGCAGTGCCTTGATAGCTTCGGGGATTGGGTATGTGTTGCGGTGGTAGGGGGCGTAGGCTGTAGGGGTGTCGCCTAGCTCGACTTGGATATCATATCTTGATAATAGCTTGGCTAATGCTTCGTCTGTCCTAGGATATATAAATACATCTCTACATAATGCGCTTTTGTCATGAACGTAAGAAACGTTACTATTGTTACTATTCAAACCGGAATTGGTCAATACCCAGTTAAATTCTGTAACATTGCTATCCAATTCACAGACATCATTAGCAAATCCAATATTTATTTCAGATACATCTACGCTTGTGTCTTTATCTGCTAAACTCATAACTGCCTTTTTTCCATCAGGAATGACATCTGATATATACCGATATGACTTGTTCAATTTTGCAGAATTAAAATTGAACAAATTCTTTCCCTGCTCCACAATGCTCTCCGTTCCTGCACTGACAATCTCGCCAGCAGTATATGGGTAATAATCGGCTGGGAACATTTTCTCAAATTCTTCCACTGTGCTAGGTTCGTTGCCTGCGCCAAACATTTGGGTTAAATCAAAAATTTGTGGTTGTAGTTTAACGTTATCATATGTAACGTCCTTATATACATATAACGTGTAGTACCATTTTGCATTGCTACTTTCATTTGTGATTATAGCCCCATGGCCTGTAGAATCCTGTCCATATGATTGCGAACTAAACAGCAATTGGTCTTTTCCATAAACACCTGACAATGGGTTTGCAACCATTAGATATTTATGTCCTTTTTGGTTTTTAACAGGTTGTACAGAAACTGCATTACCTGTTGTGGTAGCCGTTCCATTCAGTGTAACAATGCCATCGTTAGAAAACGTAGCCTTTACGCCTGCACCTGTGATTTCATTAGATGTTGATTGAACCAACTGATTCCAAACAATTGACCTACCACCCACAGACTTCACGCTCATCAGCTTTGCCCCTGTCGGGACTGTCTTAGCATATGCCGTATCTGTGTCCGTTTCAAACCTATGTGTCACACCCTGACCTATGGAATACAGTGCGTCCACACGCCTTTTCAGTTCCTTGTCGGTCAGTTTTACCGCAGAAATTTCAGCAGTATTCTCAGCTATCTTTGCAACCGCTGTCACGTAATCGTCTGGAAGGCTGTCAGCCACCGCCTGTGCCGTCTGTGCAGCGGTTTCAGCGGCTTTGCGGTCTGTGGCAACCTGTGCGGCTATCTTTTCCATTTCCGCCTTATCGTATAAAATCACCGTTTTATCATCAGTGATATATACAATTGTGCCGTCTTTTATAGTGGATTTATCAACGGCTTCCCACTCGGCTTTTGTGCCAATCCACTTTTCGCTTTCAACCTTGTTGCCTAATTCAGTGACAGACTTTTTAGCATTAGCCGCCATACCTCTAGCAATAATATCTGTAGCCATAAATCCACCTCCTTAATATGTTATAGTTCCCCAAATTTTGTTTACACCCTTAACGTTTTTAACAGTTACACTATAGTAACCACTCACATCTCCTGCATAAACATTTTCTGTTGTAATCGTATCAACTGTTGAGAAGTCACTTAAATCAACCATCATAAGCACTTCCTCTGCACCATTCTGAGTCAGTTTTCCTACAACCTGAAAACTGCCAGTTCCCGAAGCCTGTACTTTGAAATCAGCACCAATGCCAACTTTCAGCTCAAAAGCTTTTCCATTTTCGTACAGGTTTCCGTTTGTAGCACAATACGCCATAAATCATCTTCCTTTCGTATAAATAAAATATAACAAGGGCGAAGCTGTGTTACCTCGCCCTTTAAAAACAAAAACAATTAGTATTACTTAATAGCACTTGCAAGCTTCTTGATAAACTTCTCACCTGCAACACTATTCTGCTTATAACCCCACTTTTTCAGCAGAGCATTAACAGCCTTTTCAGTACCCTCGCCAAATATACTATTTTCATCAAGTGTGACATTGTGAAGTTTCCTTGCCTTGGCTATGATAAGCATTTCTTTCAGTGCAAGAACACCTCTGGTCTCATTGCCCCTTTTATAGCCAGACTTTTCAAGTATCGGAAGTTCATTATTTTTTTGCTTTTTAAAACCATTAAGACCCTTTTTCTTTATAATTGCGGTAAAATCTTTATAGGCATAATTGCAATCACAATTTCCATTTACACCTGAAACCGAGCCTTTACTTGTGTACTGCCACATACCATAGCTACCACCGTATGAAGGCTTTGACTTGTCAAATTCAGCAAGCCATACACAATATTTGTTTTTACAATCACTAGGAACTTTACTGTTAAGAAAAGCAGCATAGCTATAAAGCATTACATAATAATTTTTCTTTTCACAATAACCGCAAAAAGCATTAATTATACTACCTATAGTAGAAGCCGATAAATCGCACTGTGTACTATCTTCTATATCAAAAGCAATAGGCATTTCAAAAGTTTTACCCTTGATTGCTTCAAGAAACACCTTGGCTTCTAATTCGGCATCTGCTGATGTTAGAGCATATGAATACCAATAAGCACCAACTTTAAGTCCTGCTGATTTTGCCTTTTTGTAATTGGTTTCAAAACATTCGTCTTTCTGACCGATACATTTGCCGTAGCCTGCGTTTATCATAACAAAGTCATATCCTGCCCTTTTTACTTTGTTAAAATCTACATTAGTACCCTGCCAATGAGAAACATCTATACCTTTTATTGTTGTTGCCATAAAAATTACTTCCTTTCCAATTAATCTTCCTTTACAGGCAGTTTATTTAATTCGTCTACACAATTATGTACAAAACTATTGCCACCAATAGATGAATAGCTTTCGTATAGTCTTGCAAGATTTTCTTTTTCGTATAGTGAAATACTATTTTCTTTCATTCTTGAATTATAAATCGCTAAAATAGAATTTCTCAACGTAGCCTGCAAAGCCAAACTTTGTTTTTGTAACTCAGTTTCCATGCTTTGGTTCTGTTCTACCTGTCTTTCCACTAATGCTGTTAATTTATCTATTTTTTTATTTAGATTATCTTTGCCACTTGTTTTTGAAATCCACTCTACAAATCTATTCCTGATTGGTTTAACAATAATTGTTATCAGTGCCAAAATGGTTGTAATACTTCCACAGTAGGTAGCAATTTCCTTAACCGTGCTCATAATTACTCACCGCCATTCTTAACCTCATTAATAAAATCTGTAAGTGATTTATAATTTATATCCTTAACAGCACTTTCAAGCAAGATAACAAGCTCTACATCAGAAATCTTAATACCCTTTTCTTCAAGCAGGGCAAGCATGGTTTCTTTAGCCTTTTCAAGCTTTTCTGTGCCGTGAACGTCTTTATAAATCTGTTCTATGTACTTAACCGTTGTAGCCGCCACATCTTTCTTAATGCTGTCATTTGCGATTTTTGTATACTTCGATTTTACAAAACCGACAATAGCCGTCATAACCGCTGTTAAAATTACAGGCAAATACTCTGTAATCATCTGAGTAATAATCTCTTTCATAACTTTTCCTCCAATAATAAAAGAGGGTTGTTAGCCCTCTTTCTATTTAAGTATTATTTTTATATGTGTTTCATCAATACGTTTGATAACCCTATAACCACTATCTGACTTGGTTGCCACGCCATTCACACTAGCCGTACAATATCCGTTGACCTCGCACGTTCCGTCATCTTGAACTACTAACTGTCCTAACAAGCCAACTTTGCTATACTCTTTTCTAGCCCCACGAGGAACATATTCAAGCGTATCGTTATAGTTTTTACTGACTATAGGATTGTGTGACTCATCATAAATCAACCGTCCATAAACATCTGTTTTATACTTATCATGCCAATCTAATTCAGCAGAGTTACCAACAATAGACGGATTAGCTGATATGACGCCGAGTATATAATCGTCTTTATTTGCAAGCTTGATTTTATCACCGTCAAGCGTAACGAATAATCCGATCCTATCTTGATTGTCAACATTTCCGTCAAGCCATTCAAAATATTCGGCATAGTCAGCGCCAATAGTTTTATACGCACCGCCAGCATAAACATTGCCAGAAAAATCTACTTGCATTGCAGAATTTTGAATTAGAGTACCATCTTTTTCCTGACCATTTCCTATATTAAATAGTATATCAGCGTTTTCCGAGCTTTGATAAGTTGATTTTGCATTGACACCTATAACGGTTTGGTTATTTGCCGTGGCGTGATTCCATGCACCTGCGACAAGACATCTATCATAATTAAGAATTTCGTTATGATATCCAAACACGGCGTTATATTTTGCCATTTGGTCTTTAGTTTTGTCACCCTTAACAATATTCAATGTGCCAACTACAATACTATCAGCTACACCCTCTAGTATATTATTTACGCCACTAACATATGTATTACGAGAATTGGAAATAGTATTTTTTGCACCACTACAATCAACCGCCACACTATATTCAGACATATTCCACATACCACTGACGTGATTAGAACATCCACCAACGCTAGTATTATTAAAACCTGTTAAGGAATTTAAACTGCTATTTTCACGAAAATAGGGTATATTGCGAATTTTCATTTCTGAAAAATCAATATAATTATTGCTGTCATAACTATATTCGTAGCAGTGGTTTGCTTGACCTTCAACATGGTTATAATCACCATGAGCAATATTTTCGAGATAATAAGAATTGCCATAATAATTAAACTTTTCCGAAATGTGATGATAACCATTACTATCAACGTATTCAACAAATCGTCCTATATTAGAATTTTTACTTCCTAGAGGTATGGGTTTGCCATTCCTAATAGCAATGTAGCCAGCGTTTATACCGCCACCACGGAAATAGATCCACACACTGTCTCCCATGCTTAAAATCTCACCTGATTTATTCAGAAAAGATTTTTCAGCACCATTATACTCTAATAGCGAAACAATGGCTGTACAATTTGTAGAGTCGTAGCTTTTAACCGTTCCATAGGTGTAACCAAGTGTTTTTTTATTATCTTGACTTTCCTTAATCAGCTTATTCATTTTAGACATTCTGTACACCGCCTTTACGAATAATCGGCTAAAACCATTTTGCAGTTACCTACATATTTAACACCATTCATTGTGAATTTTACAACAGTTCCGTCAGCAGGAAACACACTGTCTTGTCCCATATAAACATAGAATATTCCGTCAGTTTTAGCAGCGTATTGTCCCTCAACTGTGCTATTCAATGGTATATTAAAATCAACTTGTGGTACAAGGTTCGTACCGCCATTGTGCAAACTTTGACTAAACATATTATACAAACTTGCCATTTTACTTCCTTGATGTCCTGAATTTGAAGTAGGGGTAAAGAAACCTGTTATCTCTGTATCATCGGACAGCTTTCTCATCTTTGCAATAGCCCCACCTAATACATAGTCATTATCTCCACTTTTAAACAAAATCAACATTCCCCGACTTGTAGTATACAACATGACACTATCAAACTTGCTATAGGTAAAGCTGACATAATCAGCATATGGTGACGTTTGGGAAGAGTCATATTCACCACACCCAGCCCAATAACGTGACTTTGCAGGGTCAAACATTATTCTAAAGTACGTTGTACCATCAATCCAAAATGTCAAAGTGTTATAATCGGTGGACTCACTATCAGGATAATTTGTTTCAATTTTACTCCAAGCCCACTTATCTTCAAAAAATGTTTTTAAATCTGCAAACACAGTTTCAGAAGAAGTTTGATTTGGAGTACAAGTATAAGTATTTATCATCAGTTATCACCATCCAATTCTGCATTACCGCTTATTCCAATAGCTCCACGAGCGTTAGTATTTGTTTCGTTCATATCAACATAATTGATATTATGTTCTATACAGTATTTTACAATAGGCAAACAATTTGCGTTTGTAGTATCTGTTATACCATTTCCATACGTGAAAATAGTTCCGACTTGTACATTATCAAGGGTACTAAAATCGGTCATAGTTAAATTATTATATTTCCCAGTTTCTGTGTTAAAAGAAGTATGGAGAATAATTTGACCTACGCTTTGACATTTGATTGAGTCGTTAGCTAAAATGCAACCATTTGGAATAGAAATGCTGTTTACAAAGGCAATCTGAATAGCATTGCTCATGATTTCCGTTGTACCATTTGTTACCACAATATCTGATTTACTCATTGGAACACGGCAGAGTTTATTCCCTTGGCAGAGGTTATTATCAACGACTTTAAAAGTAGTATTAGAACTATCCACAGTAAACTTATTTAACTTAGGACAATTATTAAACCCTGTAAAGCTAGTCAAAGAAGCTCCAATAACAACCGTTGTTAATGCAGAGCAATTATTCACGCCCGATACAGACAAAGCCATATTTGGAATATAAAATGTTGTAATAGCATTACTATTTAAACCACCAATTTCTTTTACTTTTCCGTCACTCATGAATGACAAATTTTTCAATTTAGGGCAGTTATTAAATCCATTCACTATTTCGCAAGAACTTTCAATTCTTAGAGTTGTCAGGTTAGGCATATCGTTACAACCCTCAACGTCAACCACATAGCCTGTAGTTGCTAAAGTTAATGAAGCTAAATTATTCATGCAGTTCTCAGGTATAACTTTTAAGCTTATGCTATTTGTCATTGGCAATTTTGTCATATTAGGCATATTGCAAAACGATCCGCTTTCAAGCGTGATACCATTGCTGTCGGTCACATTACCATAAATTACAACATTAATCGTATTACCACTATAGCCGTTAAAAGCGTTTTTAGGTATTTTAGTAGTACAATTACCCGATTGAAAGTCCAAACTCAGATTTATGTTTGCCGATGTATTACTTGCAAAACCATCGGTGTCGTTAATATTAGTAGATCGCCCAATTTGTATAGTTTGAAGTCCAGATAAATCTCCATCAATACCTTTGCCCATAAGATAAAATCTTCCCTGCACTGTTGCGGGATAAATAACTAAACTTGTTGTTTCTTTATTTACATACACTACACATTTATTTGTAGTTGCCGCTTTGATGTTTAAGTTTCCAACAACATGACTTCCTTTTAATATCTCGTTTTGTTTTATTTCTTCGATACCTGTTTGCCCATCAACTGAAACCATTGGTACGAAATTCAAGGTGTAAGGTAGTTCCAAACCATTAACAAATGTGCTATTAGCAAGAAACGATTCAGGGTGTGAAATATCACAGTATGCTATAGGAAATGTAATCTTGGTAAGCTTTTTACAACCTGACAGCACGCCCTTACTGGTCGAAATGTTTGCAAGATTAGCAGGGAAAACAAAGTCTGTCATATTCTCAAATCTGTTTCCCATAGGTGAAGTGAGGTAGGTAGCTTTTACTTTGGAACAATCTATCTTTGTAGTTGTTTCTTTATCAAAAGCATTGTCAAAGTTAGTTAAATCATCACTTTCAGACACAATAGTTGTATCGTGTGTACCCAAAGAATAATTCTTTTTAAATGTTGAAATTGCGTTTGTATTACGTCTGGCTACTTCGTTATCATCATAACGTATCAAACAACGTGACGGTGACATAGATTGAAATTCTACCGTACTATCTGCCGACAATGTATTGGTAACTGTAACTTCATTTCCTGTTATCCATTGAGCTATCAGTGTTGCGTTATTATTTGGTACAATGTACACGTCACCATAATTGTATTTATTGCCTTGACTATCCGTCCATGCGAACAATTTATTCTCGTTATACATATCCCCACCTTGTAAAACAATTTGTTTATTAGGGGGTTGGCTGATACTCTTATAAGTGATAGTATTGCCGTCTTTGTCCTTGCCACCATTCGTATTATAAGATATTGTCACTGTATCACTTAAAGTTTCACAGTAAATCGAAATACAATCTGTATCAAATGGCAGCCATTGTAGATTAGTGGCTTCAATACTCATTTCAGTAGCCGATAAAGGCATTGTAATAGAATTTACGATAAATAACTGTTTGTCAAAATTATAATAATCATTACTAACCCTAACGGTATTATCAACATTCAGATGTGGAGTGATCGGCAGATTATAACTAATACCTGTACTCATACAAGTATGTTGTAATAACATATATTCGGCTTGTTGCCTACACTTTTCCTCTCCGCTTTCTTCATTTGTATCTCCTAGGGGTATATAATAAGTGCCACCATCTAAGCCCTTATAGCCAATAGCATTTATGTTTACAGGTGATTGTGGGTTTTCATTTTTAGCTGTGTACGAATAAATTTCACCACTTGTATTGTCTGTTGTAACTGTAATAATGTTTACACCGTCATAATTATAAGTATAATTAATATCCGTTTCTGTAATTTCGGTTTCACTCAATTCAAATTGTGGTGATAAATGACGATACCAAGAAGGTAAGTTATAGTTAAAAACTCTTTCCATTCTCAATCTGCCATTGACATCGTAATAGATGTTAGCACCATACATTTCGGCAATCTTGTCAAAAATCTCACCAAGATAACCACCCTCATCGATTACAATATCGTCATACAGAGTTACATTATAAAATATAGGGTCAATAATCGGCTCAACAGGGTCAAGAGGTATATTATTACCCAAATCAAGCATAAGCGTGTCCTTAATTAAAGTTGCAATATTCGTTCCTTTTTTAGAATTAGTTACACTAGCCTGATACTCAACAAGGCACATTCTAGCATTTAATGTTCCGTCAAGAAAACCATATTTATCAACACCCTCAACATTCAATCGTCTACCATTAGAGTTTGCTGACTTTGTAACAAAAACACCTTGCGGAAACCAATAAATATTCTCATCAACTTGCAAGCCGATGAAGATCTTGAATTTTCGATTGTACCAAAATGAGCTATCTTTTTGAGGTATATATTTACCGCTTCTATCAATAATAGATAAAGAGCAAGACCTACGGCAGCCTTGCTCTTTATTAATCGTTATTGAACCATCTGTAGAAGATAAGTCACTTGTTATTTCGCCAATAGCACCTTCATAGTGTGATAAAATTTCCATTTTGACATACATTTTTCGCATTGGTTTATGTAACTCGGCAAGATAAGCATTGTCTATTTTATTATAATAATCCATAACACTTTCCTACCTCCTATCTAATAATTATTACATCGTTTATATCTTCAACTTCAATCCAATCATACTTAATATTAGTCAACCCTAATACACTTGTGCTATCATAAATTCTAGTAGGGTTATCTGAGATATTTATAATCCAAACATCGCCCTTATGAGATTTTAACATAAAATCATTCTTACCTTTAATAAATTTAGTCCATGCTTTTACTCTGTCAATATTATCGACTATTTGACCGTCAGGGCAATTAATTGTCAAAAGATCAGCAGAGAAAGAACCACTCTCATAATCTGTTACTGTTCTAGTTGTTTTTGGCTTAATACCTGTTCCTGTGTGTACCGCAAGACCAATATTTGATGTAATATCATTATCGGTCATACCTGTTATAAACTCCCAACACTCAGAAATAGCATAATACTTTTTGTTATATTTTGTACCCAAATCGGTTAAAGAGTATATAAACCAACCGTCCTTGTTTACCGATACTTGCTCTGATTTATATGGTTTGTAATCTCCGTAACAAACATAATATTCATAAGTCTGCTTATTGCCAACTGTTGTGTCAAAGAAGCTCTTTGTATTAGTAGTACCAAGAAAAACATAATCTTCTTCATTTACATTACGTCTAAAAATCTTTGCAGTACCACTAAGAGTTGTATTCCATGACAGCATTGCTATACGATTATTAATTATTAGACAATTAAAGTTGTTTACTAAATCACCTAACTCGTTGCCTTGGAACGATACTCTTTTGCTAAAATGATACATTTTATCGTCAAGTGTCATAATCTCACTAACAACACAATATGAATTTCCTGCTTGCATAGCATAGAAATCATAGTCGAGTCTGAAATTATAAATTGCAGGACTTTCATCAATCAATTTCTGTGTTCCACTATAAACAGTAAACTTTGCACCTTTTACAAACTGAGTATTTGCAGGGCAATAAATTGTAGCCATTCCTGTAGCAGTATTGTAGTTAGAAATAAAACCATTAATACCCTTGGTAACATGACCCTCTGTTCCACTAGGCTCTACCTCTATAGTAATACACTTATTTACTATATTTTCACCTATACTTTTACCAAGATTGACCTGAGTTGTATCATTTGTGCTGTCCTGAATAGTTCCGTCATAGACTACATTTGAATTAATTATTTGATACAAATAATACTTATAATATTTCAATCCGACATGATTAGGGTGAGTGTACGTTGTTTCACAATGTATTGGTCTAGTAGAATTGTTTTCATTTACTTCAGCCGTAACAATACAATCAGGGTCATTTCTGCATTTTACATAATGTGGTTTATCTATAAAGTAATTAGTAAATATCCTAAATTCAGTGCCTCTTGCGGGGGCTGTTGTAAAACCAGACTTTAATCTTACGTTACCAGTTTCATAATCGTAGGTTTCTATCAGTCGTCTTTCTTCTCCAATCTCGATATAGGCGCCGCCGACTAAATACACTGAGCCGTCGGAACGCTCATAATAGTACGCGCTCTTGAGATTTGCAATTTCCTTGTTAATCATAAAACTTGATGTAGTACCCGAAGATTGGATTTTACCACGGCAGAAATACATATCATACAAACCAACACCATCTCCATATTGAGTGTCGTCAGCTATGGTTGTAGGGTCTGTTTGAAAAAGAATGTATCGATATTGGTAATCATGACCGTTCTCTGCAATGTCATTAAAAACTAACTCATTAACACCAACTTTATCACCATTGTAAAAGATGTTTATGTCACCACCCTTTGGAAAATAAGAGTGATTAACCTCACCTGTTTTAAGGTTTGTGTACTCGCACAATGCCCAACGCATAGCCGAACCTGCTGTACAATTAAACTGATAACTGAAATGTGGCGCACGATCATATTCACCATTTGTGTCCTTATGCTTATCTATCTTTACAACCTCATCATCAGGAAATACCAATGTAGGAGTCATAATCATTTTTCTTCACCTGCTACTCAAAATATGGACAAATATATCCATATCGAGAAAATTCCTGCTTCAACCTATATGCTTTTGTCATAAGACTACTCACAAGTTCTTGTATAGTCCACAGGCGTAAATTCCCGTATAGCCTACGGTACATACCTACGTTAGCTTGTTTATGCTATCTTGTAGGTTTGACAATCTCGCAAATTAAGACTTGCATTATAATCTCTATCCTCTGTATAACCACATTCACAACAATGGTATGTTCTATCCGATAATTTCAAATCAGATTTGATACAACCACAATTATGACAAGTTTTGCTAGAAGGATAAAATCTATCAACGACTCTTAACTCAATCCCATATTCGTTACACTTAGCAAGTAGCTTTGTCCTAAATTCAAAGAACTTTTGCTGTGCGATTGATTTGGAGAGATGTCTATTCTTCATCATACCTGATATATTTAAATCCTCAATAGTAATCCACATTGGCTTGGTTTTCACCAATTCGGATATTACCTTATTGATATAATCTGTTCTTATATTGTCAAGTCTTTGATGAATTTTCTGTACTTTTAACTTTTGCTTTTGGATATTTTGTCGAGTAGCTACTCCTTTCATATTTTTATTAAGTTTCTTATAGCTTTCGTATTTCCTCGATAAGCTACGTTGCTCACGTCTAAGTTTCTTTTCAAGTTTCCTTATTTTAGAACTCTTGTTGTCATTCTTGTAAACTTTTCCGCTTGAACAAACGGCAAAATCTTTAAGACCTAAGTCTATTCCTATTCCAAAGTCATTTAAAACAGGCTTTTGATGTTCCTGCTCTTCGACTAAAACCGACACATAGTATCTTCCTGCTTTGCAAGACACTGCTCCGCTTTTGATAATATGTGTTTTGGGGTTTGTAGGAATATATCCTTTTTCTTTTAATCTTACCCAACCAAGGGTAGGAATCTTAATTCTATGTCTTCCACATTGAATAATTGTTTTAGCATTTGTTTTTACAAAATACATTTTTACATCTGATTTTGCTTTCTTCTTGAACTTTGGAAATCTTGATTTTCCTTTAAAAAAGTTCTTGAAAGCTCTCTCAGCGTTCATAATGCTTTGTTTAACAGACTTACTGCTAACCTCTTTTATCCAATGAAAGTCAGGATTGTTGAGAATGAATTCATTGTTAATCCATTTAGAAAAGTCCATTCCAGATACAAAACGTTTTTCAGTTTTATATATTTCTTGATTGTGAGCAAGATAAAAGTTGTAAACGTATCTGCATACTCCAATAGTGCGATTAATTGTTTGTTTCTGTTCGAACGTTGGGTTTATTTCTGTCTTGTAACTCTTTAGCAATTTCTTCATCTCCTTCGATTTGCTTTTTATACTTTTTTAAACCATATATACGACAGCTAAAAACGTGTATAATGGATATTAAATCATTAACTAATTCTTGCTCTGGTGATGCCTTTTCATTATTAACAACAATAATCTCAACACCATCAGATTTAAGAAAACGTTCAAACCATTCATATCCAAAACGTACAAATCTGTCTTTATGAGCAACAATAACAGTCTTTATTAATCCAAGCATACAATCTTCAATAAGTTTATTCCATTTCTTGCGATTGTAATTTAACCCACTACCTATATCTTCAAAGATTTCATCAACAATAATCCCTTTTGCATTAGCATATTGTTTTAAAAATTCGACTTGATTTTGTAAATCATCTTTTTGATTAGAAGTAGATACTCTTGTATATATGACCGTTTTGCCGTGTTTACTATTACCATCACCCATATAATCGACATATTGTTTGTGAGTATAATAACGCCTATCTGTTGGAGTGCGATATGCTTTAAGTTTGCCTTCTTTGTCCCAACGTTGCAAGGTTTTTACAGATACACCTATCATTTCAGCAAATTCTTGTGGTTTGTAATTACTCATATAAAAACTCCTTTATTGTTTCTTATAAGTACATTATACCACATTCGTCCACGTTTGTCAATATTTTATTGAATTTAAAATATTTCCAAAAGATAAGAGCCACTAAATAATTAATGGCTCTTTATTACTTTTGTGTTTATTTAATAATTTTTACCGACTATTCTATCCAAATCAGCCTGTTGCAGATAAGCGTTCATCTGCTCTAAGAATGTTGTGCCGTCTGTTGTATTGACAGTATCAATCTGGAATACGATAGTCTTATTGTTTGTATCATTTCTATTTTGAATGTTATTTGGTGTAGACATTTTTGTCCTTACCAAATCTGTTATACCATTGTAAATCTTATCTCCAATATAATTGACAAGATTATCTGTATTAGCCACAAGGTTGTATAGCTTTCTGCCTTGCTCTGAATTGAAGATAGTTTCAACTGCATTTGGCTTTCCGTGAAGTTGTGCAAGCCCTGTATAATCATCAATACCACCTGAACGATATGGCTTAATAATGTTGAACTTACTCTTTAAAGCATTAAGAATAGCTGTTAATGCACCCTTGTTCTTACCAAGCATAGGATTAGCCAAGAGTTCTGATGAAACCATTTTGCCGTACAGTTCAGATTTTAACTGTTCTGCTTGTGCTTCATCAAGCCCTGTTCCAACAGTTTCACCGTCATATTGAACAAGATACAAACCATTCGATTTAGCACCCTCAACAGAAATATCAGAATAGTCAAGAGCTTCCCTAGCACGTTTTTTGCAATCCTCTAAGAACTTAGTCCTACCTTCCATAGTCTGCATTTCTTTTTCAGAAACATCTGTCAACTGTTTTATGTAGTCTTTGTTCTTATTCGTAATATCTGTAACATAGTTTGATAAAGCTTCTTTTTCTTTCTTGTATGCCTCAATTTCTTTGCTTTTAGCCGTTATCTCTTTATCAACGCTCTCAATTTCCTTTTCAACCTGATCTGATAGCTGAGAACGATAAGATTGATATTTGCTCGCAAAGTCATTAAGAATATTCGTGTCTTGCTGTGCTATTTTGTCCGTCCAATTAACGCCTAAAATATCTTTGGCAAGCTGTTCATTTTCTGTATTAGTAGAACTACTGATAAGGTCTTGCCACTGTTGTTTATACTTATCCCACAGTGAAGTTTCCTTGTCACGCTGTTTTTCAAGGTCAGATACACGTTTATCAGCACTAGCCTGTTCATATTCCTGCTGTGCCTTGTTTACTTCCTCAGTATTGGTTTCTAAGTGCCAACCACTAGCTTCAGAATAAACATTTACCTTTTTCTTTTTAGCATTTTCAAGATTATTTAACTTCTCCTGTAAGTCAATGGTATCTTGTTTTTCTTCATTAACAGCTTTAATGGCATCAATTTCAGCATTGTATCTGTCCTCAATAGCTGATTTCTGCTCATCAATATAAGACTCCACTGTGTTTGCAACAGTTTCGTATTGAGAAATAATATTGTCAAGTTGAGTTTTTTGTTCTGTAAGAATATTCTTTTGTTCTTCGAGAACATCTTTCTCGTCCTCGGCTTTATCTATAAGATCATCAAACGTTTCCTCGTAAATTTTCTCAATATCATCTACAGACAGTTTAACTTCAGAAATAGAAGAAGCTACCTCTCCAAGTTTTTCAAGGCTTGAAATAAGACCTTCCACATTAGCCTTATCATTGCCATTCGGTAAACTATTTGAGAGTTCTTTTAATCTGTCTGTTAATTCTTTAGGGTTTTGTCTTATCAGTTTCTTAACTTCTTCTGTCAGCTTTTCCGTGTTGCCTGAGAACTTAGCTAAGTCAGGATATGATTTAAACAGTTCAACTAAATCACTATCCGAAATACTTCCGTCTTGCAGACTTGTTAAGGTATCTTTAAGTGATTTTGCTTTATTTTGAACTTCGTCAATATCGTCCGTCCACTCAGAAATATCAAAAGTACCTGTTGTCAATTTTGCAGGCAAAGACTCAAAGAAAGTATTGACATAGCTAATTAAATCCTCATCACCATTAGCCAAGTCAATTAATTTGTCCTTGTATTGCTGAGTTAAATCATAAAGCCTATCAACATCATCAATATTTTTATTTGCTACAGCATGACTATAACTTTCAGTAGCTTTCTGAGCTTCATCAAATGCTTTACTAAATTCTTCACTTGTGTTATAGTTTTCAAGTGTTTTCTGAATTTCGTTGTATTTATCAACGGCATTAGAAAGTTTATCATATTCCTCTGTTGTGGTAGCAATTTCTTTTTGCAAATCAGCCAACCACTTGTTACGATTATCGTCTTTTGAAATGTTTGCCCATTTCTCGGATAATTCATCATAAACCTTTTGCATAGTATCAATACGTTCTTGCATTGTACCTGCAAAGTATAATGTATCATCATCGTAACCACTCATACCAACGTTATTGTATTTTTTAAGTATTTCGGCTACTTCTTTGTAATCGCCCCAATCGCCGTAATCACGAGAACCAACCTTGTTTATGTCTGCATTACTGTTGTATTTTCCAAATAACGTATCGGGAACATACGCTTGACCTACTCTACCGCCATTAGAACCGAAAGAACTTCCCTCTTTTAACTTTTTTTGAGCCAAGGCGTAAGCCTCGGCAATACTCAGCTTCCTATCTTCATCATCAGGATCAGTAATATCTGACTCTTGATAAAGTTCGCTTTCAGCCTTTTCTTTTTTCCACTCTTTGATTTTCTTAATATTTTCAGACATTTTGCCATTAAGCAAGTCAAGGCTCTTAGCTTCATTGCCGTACTTATCAATTAAATTATCCTGAATAGTATTCAAATCGTCCTTAACGGTCGACAAGTCATCTGTTGTTGCAACCAAAGTTACATAACGATTTACTAATTCGTTTACTGACTTGTTTTCTTCATCTAATTTGTCAATAGAGTCAGAAAAACTACTTGTGAACTGAGCTAAACTTTCTTTTGCATTATCTGCACCATTGACAATATTATCAAAAAGTGTTATAATACCATCAAGCAAGAAAGAAATAGCTAAACCTGTAAGCATATTGCCAGCAATAGACAACGCTTTCATACCAACAGCAGCAAGTTTGGAAGAAGTTGCAACGCCCTTTAAAGAAGCAGACAGTATTTCTTCTGATACCGCTGCACCATTAGCACTTCTAGCAATGTCAAGAGTTGTTTTAGAACAGCCTTTTAAAGCTATTGACTCGGCTTCGGCTACTGATTTACCTTGTGTTAAAAGATTATTAAATTGACGGACGTTTGCTATTTCATTTACAGGAATAAGTGAATTGTTTTTAAACTGACTAAACGGATTTATCTTTTTAAAATCGGACAACTGAGTTATCATTTGCCCAAATACACTTATCCTATCATTACCACCATCATCTTTGGTTGTTTTAAAGACCTAAACCCTATATTTGCAGTTTTGATACAAATAACAATGGAGGAAATACAAATGGAAGAAAACACAAACGTGATACCCAACAAAAACAAAAAAAGTAATGGTTGTTTGGGGATTTTTATTGCTAATGTAATTGCATGGGGCATATTAATTTTAATTATTTACCTTGCCATAAATAGTGCAAGCTCTGAAAAAGACTACAGTCAAGAAGCTTACACAGCAGCTAAATTCTATGTAAATAAACAGTTAAAAGCCCCTGCCACGGCAGATTATCCAATGTATGATAAAAACTTTATTACGCATCATAATGATAGCTACACCGTATCATCTTATGTGGATGCTGAAAATAGTTTTGGTGTTAAGGGCAGATTGTACTATACTGTCACTATGGAACGTGACGGCAAGGATTGGACTAACGTAAATGTTAATTTGAGAGAATAGATAGTGAATACGAGTGTATGAGTGTATGAGTATACACAAGTGTACAAATGGGCAAAAGTAAACAATGTGTGTTCATGTATAACAAAAGCTCCGAGAATATCGGAGCTTTATTTGCATTGTATTCTATTTATTTTTTTGACTTTAACGCTTTGTAGTTTATGCCAATTAAAACATATAGCCTCGCTTTAGGCGAGACTATATGAAACTACATTTGAACTAGACTATTTATTAGTCGCTTGTCTAGTAGCGACAAACATTTGAAGTGTTTGTGGAGAACTAAGGTCTTATTTTATGACTATTCATTTGCTGCGTTCAGTAACTCGTTGTCACCCTTGCCGTTTTCCATTTTAACCTGATCTGACTCAAGCAAAAACTGAACATAATTTTCAAGAATAATATCAATATCATCTTTATGTAGTTCACCAATTTTTCTTCGGAACTTACTGTTATCCAACGATACGGTTTTGGAAATTCGTGCTACAGACTCATGCTTTAATCCTGCCTCTTGCCAATGAGTAATAGGTACATCATATTTATCGGCTTCTCTCACTTCATGACTTGTCACTTTAATTGACAGTACACACAAAGGTTGCACACTCAATATAATAACAGGTCTATCCTTTGAGATATTTTTATCTTCAAAGGGAAAATTAGCGTACCACAACTCCCATTGTTTCTTCGCCATTTATGTCACTTCCTATCGTCATCGATTTTTGCATAATTATCGTAGATTTTATCATTCCACTCATCATCTTTGTTTATTGTCGGATTGTGCGGTACATTACTCAGTATAAAATCTAAATTGGCTGTAATAAATTGATTAAATTCCTCAACTGACATCTTAGTATTCTGTACATTTATTGTTTTAGCCATAAACCTCACCTCTAAATTTTAAAATAATTTTATACCTTTGTGTGTAGTTGTTAATTAAAATGAAATACTTATAGTTTAATCTTCAAGTGATTTCCTAATATCTTCGTCCCATGGCTGTCCGTTAAAAGTCGAATGTTTCATCATCTCTCTTGCCTGTTTTTTTATTTTTGAAATAACTGCTGCGGAGGACTTGGAATTAATAAATTCGTCCGCTTTATCTTCTCTAACAACGAAGGCAAGATTTACAGGTTTACTCATAACTGCCATATCTATCAACTCCTGCTTCTTTTTACGTACATTCTTTTTGTTATTAGTTTCTCCCATGCGGTATCACCTCTATTATATTATAGGGGCAAGCACCTAAAATATGCGTATAACTAATAAATTATGCGTAAGAATAATAATTTATGCGTCTAACGCATATTTCTATTATTAGTATACCCATTTTGGGAACTAATGTCAAGCCATATATTGGTTGCATTAACAAACATTGTGTGAATATAAATGTAAAATTTTTATTAACGAACAAATTTAGTGTTGACATACGCAAATGAATAGTGTATAATAAATCACTATGCAAAATGATTAATAACAGTTTTATCCCACCCTTACTGTTAAAGGGCAAAACTAAATAAATGAGGGATAATTCATTTTGGAAACGCTATAGGTGTTACCTATAGTTGGAGTACACCTTTATCTTGCCACAAGATAGTTACCGTCTACTCTCTGAACCTAGTCCGTATCTCCCGATAGGGGTTGGCTGCTGACCTGACATTTTTAACAACACTTAGCACCTATTGTAATAGTATAATAGGCTTTTATCTCAGCATATGTTATCTTTGCTATTGTTTCCGAGTTTCCTCACTCTTGTAATACCATTGCTACAAGTAGTTGCAAAGCTTTAGCCGTTCCCAGCAATTTGGCAACCTTATTTTAAAACGTGTGTGACCTATGCACATATAGTTTGTGGCTGTGCATAAGTTGGCATCTTTAATAATTGTTTACCTACGTTTTTGAATGATAATCCTGCCATAACGGTAGGAATAAGTGTTTCTAAAACACCGAATTTACTAATTAGATTATCAAGAACATCAATAATTTGTGTTCCACTGGTGATACCGAATTTAACTAAATCACCATTAATCAGAGTAGCTGACAAATTTTCAATACTTGTCTGAAAACCTTGCACTCTTCCTTGAATAGAGTCAAGGTATTTTTCATACTCTGACATAGCAGACCCAGCAGAGCCTATTGAGTCATTAACAATTTTATCCGCTTGACTCATATTCGTAAGCAATGCAGTAATTGTATTGCCTCTTTGCTTGCCTGCAATTTTCTCTATGACAGCGGCTTTTGATGTATCAGTAAGGTCGTTCCAAACATTGGCGATACCTTTCATAATTTCATAGGTACTCTTAAAGTTCTGAGAGTCCTTCATTATGTCAAAGCCACCTGTGCCATTTACGTTAGTAAGAGCTTTAATATCTTCCCTCAGTTTTGAGGTTGATACTGCCATGCCCTCTGTTGACTCGCCTGCATCTTCTAGTTCTGTTTTCGCTCCACGAAGTCGCATTGACAGGACTTTCAAACTGTTTCCTGCTTCGGCTGCGTCTCCAGTTATTTCTGTAATGGCTGTACCCATTGCTATTGCCTGATCTAATGTATTTCCTGCTACGCTCAGTGAAGATACTGACCTTGACAACATATCACCAATATCACTTGCTGAAACAGCATACTTGTTTGATATTGCGTTAAACTTATCGACAATATTGATAGACTCATCAACTGTCATGTTATAGCTTTTCATAACTGTTGTTAGGTCTTGTACTGCTGTTGCATTATCTACTTCACCAACAACTGAATAAATGCCTGAGTTTGTGGCAAGTGTTTCAGCTTCATCTAAACTATAACCACGTTTGCCCCATTCTGCGGTTTGAGAAATAAGATCAGATAAATCAATCTTTAAATCTTTAGCCTTTTGACCTATATTATCAAAGAACTCGGCATATTGCTGATTTGTGTTATCAGTAACCTTACGCAATTCTGTCATAGCTGTATCAATGTCTACAACATTATTATAGAACTTAACGGCTTCTCTTGATATGCCTGAAATCACAGTAGTTAAACTCATCCAGCTTGTGAATTTTAAAGCGTCCTCTTTAATCTTATCGAAAAAGCTTAAACCATTCACACCTGCCGCCTGTGCCTCAGAACTCATTGTCCTAAAACTACGATTGATTTTATCAACATTGGCTTTCAAATCGCTCGCAGTTAAATCACTGGCATTAAGCAACTTTTTGAGTGAAGCTATCATATTATCAGTTTCAACCTGATATGTACCGCCATTAAAAGTATTCTTGCTCATGGCTTTAGTATTAGCCTGTTGCCATGTCTGAATTGTATATATTAACTTTTTAATGTTCTGCCTTGTAGCTTCTATATTCTGTTGTGATTTATTGCTAGAAAAACTAGCTTTATAAGCTACATCTGCCCTCTTTAACTCATTTGTTAGTTCATTGAGTTTAATACGATATTCGTCTAATGCTTTAGGATCGCCACCTACATTAGACAAACTTGTTTTTAACTCATTAAACTTTTCTTGAAACTCTCCATTAAAAATAGGCGACTCTTTCCATTTTGTTTCTAAGGTAGTGAGATTTTGCGTAAGTCTAGCTACATTATTTTCTGTTTTAGTAGATGTAGCTGACGATTTATCAGCAGAACGAGAATTGGCTAATCTAAGTTCTTCCCTACCAATGTTTATTAATTCATTTTTTTGTCTTTCAAGTTCTTCTGTAATCAGTTTCTTCTTTTTAAGCTGCTTCTCGTCATAAGAAACTCTACTCTCAAGATTTTTAATCTGTCTTTTTAGCTCAACATTTTCTTGCTCGCCAGCATTGACCTGTTGCTTTTTAAGCTTATTAATCTGTTTGATTTCACCAAACATCTTATTATAATAATGAGCTTGCTGTTGTGCCTCAGAATTATCAGATTTTTCAAGTAACTGCAAACTCTTGATTTCGGTTTCTGCTTTTTTAACCGAAACAACTAACTCACGATATTCCTCAGACCATTGTTTATTGCGTCCAAATTGACTTTCGGTTTCATTAACCTTGTTTAATTGGGAATTTAAATTACCAATTAATTCGGAAACCTCTGACGGTTGTTGTTTAAGTTTTGAAAAACTATTGGATATTTCCTGTATTGTTGCAGGCATTTTAGCCAAAGTGTTTTCGGCATTTGTAGTTTCGTTAAAAGAACTTGTAAGAGATTTTAAATTTTGCCTGATATTGCTTGCAGTAGTTTTTAATGAATTGAATAGTTTATCAACCTCTGCAATAGAACCACCATTGCCAAGATTGTCAATAGCAGCATTAACGGCATTAATTTCATTTCCTATACCCGATTCAATACCTTTATTCGCTGACTTAAATGCCGAAAGTTTAGCAGTATAATCCGACTTAGCCTTATCAATATCCGCAATCAGTTTTAAGATACCCTTTTCAGAACTGCTACCCGATAGATAGTCAAATGACCCATTTGTTTCGTTCAGAGCATATTTCAATTTTTCAACTTGACCTGTTAAACTTGTAACTTCTGCCGTAATTTGAGTAACTTCACCCGAACTATCTTTAGTCCATGAAAATGTCGGATTACCAAACTGACTCAAAATCTTTCTTGCATTTTCAATAGTTTTAACAATATCTATTTGTCCGTCTTTATTAAAACCTGCCTTAAAAGTTTCTGCAAGAGTTGTGTCAATATTCTGTATCTCATGCTTTATATTTTTAACAGAGCTAGTTACCTGTTTTTCAGCAGCCTTTATGCTACTCTGAATAGAAGTTACATTTAAACCACCAATATCTATTTTTAGATTTTTGCTGATTGTAGCAAGTTGAGATTGAATTTTCTTTTGTGTTTTATTCAAGTCCAACTCACCAATGATTTTAGCATGAGCCTTATTATCATTTGCAAGTACATTATTTAATTTAGGTATATCGTCCTTAACTTTACTTGTGTCAAGTTCCACAGGAACTCGTATTTTTAAATCATCTGCCATTTCACTTCACCTCTATTCCTTGTCTTTTAAGTCCTTGCCTTAAAGCTATAATGTGATATTTGTTATCACTTAAATCCTCTTTTGTATTATATACAAATGGTCTAGCAACACCATGATACGTCCAGTTTCCAAAATCGTACCCCCAACCAGTTTCAATGATAGGTGCTAATTCTTGGTCTGCATTATCTGACTTAACCATTTTGCTCTGAACAAAAATATATGGATTAGCCATTGTATTATTCTCTACAACTAAAGTGTCACCTTCAATAGAAGAATTAATATTGTTAATATCCATTAAGCCACCATTATCATATCGTCTTACATATTCATGTGGTACATAACTATCGTAAACATCTCTTTCAATATGATCTAGCATAACAGTGGTAACAACCTCGGTAACATCTGTAAGCAGAGCGTAATCAATTCTTGTTCTTAGTTCTCGCTCTAGTTCTTTAAGGTTTTTTACAACCATTTATTCCTCACCACGCAACCAATTTACAACAAGCTTTAAATCCTCGTCAGCTTGCTTCTGAGAAACTTTACTATGTGTTTCTATCGTAACTTTGTCACCATTTCTTAAACCAAGGCTACAAAGACCTATAATTGATTTACCATTGACCGTTCTATCTGTTGTCAGATTAACCACAGAGGGGCGTACCTGTGTAAAATACACAAACCTATGAATATTCCTAGCATTAGGAACTATTCCAAGTGTTATTTCCTGTTCTGCAAAGAACATATTAGTCACCGTCCTTATTGTTTGAAATTACAATTTTATTTGCCATGTCATTACTATCTTTAAGTGTTTTTAACACTTCATTTAAGCTTTCAGTGTCAATATCTTTCGTAGTAACACTAATCTGTTCTATCATTTCTTTTGCCTTGCTTGCAAGCTCCGTTATAGCTATGTTTGCCATGCTCATAACCTTTTCAGCCGCCTTGTATCTAACATTCATGTCAATACCGCTGTCAATAGCTGCATTAATCATGCTATACTGTGCGTCATCAATCGACTCCCAATCAATATTATTACATTCCCTATCCAGCTCTCCACTATCATAAATCTCTGCAATATCATCTGATGAAAATTTATGTTCTCCGTAAAGAGTGACAACGTAATATTTACGCAAAATTTCTTCATATCCTGCTCCGTACTCAACTGTACCCTTGACTACATTATTTATAAATGCCTGCATTTCCGCAAAACTAAGCTTATTTTTCATTCAATTTTCCTCCGTTTTCTTGCGTTTCTTTTCTGCGTTTCTCAGTTTCTTACACTCATCATAATCAATCCACCCACCAAACTTTTTAGCATAAGTAATCCACTTATATGTAATGTCTGGATAGCAATACCAAAACAATTTACGTTTAAGTATTGCCACTGAGTCTGGCATACCTTTTGTATCTATAACTTCAGTGACACCATTTTTATAAGTAACCACGAAATCAGCGACATATTTAATTGGCAACACAGTTTTGCCATCGTGAACGAACTTCGGTTGCAGTTCATATGGTTTCTGTAACTCATACGAAATCACTTCACCGCTTTCCACTAAAGGACAAAGTACGTCACGATAATATTTCATTTCTAACACTGAGTCAAAAATAATACCATTATAACTACGTTTTGATTTGTCTTTATCTACATTAAACTTACTTCTATCTGTCATTTCTACCTCTTTATAAAAAAAATAAGGGCGGTCAATACTTATCATAATAACCGCCCTTTCTATTTTATTTAGTTTTTTTATTTATTGTACTATTTTTAAGGTTTGTAATATCAGCCAAAACATTATAGACCGACTCTTTATAATCTTTCTTTTTTAATGTTTCGGAAGTAATACCAATATTGGCAAGAAGTTTTCTTGCTTCAACCTTGGAAATGACTTCGTGCATATATTCTTCTATGATTAAATATAATTGATAACAAGATGGTGTGTCCACATATCTCCTCCAACTATTTATTTTATCACATTTATTACACGCATAATATCCATTACCACAAATAATACATTCATGGTTGTTTTCCATAAATTAATCCTCTGGAATAACAAATCTCAGAAGCTGACCCTCGTCACTACAATAGTCCTTCAGAGAGTCAATAGTAAATGGGAAGTCGCCTGTTTTGTCAAGCGGTATCTGAGTCTCAGGAGAAAGCTGTGAAGATGCCACGACAACCCAACCATGATATTCAATATTTTTATCACAAATATCTGTAAAGATTGATTCAAGCCAAAATTCACCTGATTTTGGCATATCATTCGTACTCTTTGTAATGTCAACTGCATTTTCAGACTCATATGTATAATATACCTGAATAGTCATTCCTTCCTTGATAGCAGTATCTGTCGGAAGTGTAATTTCTTTCTTAGCCGCATCAAGTGAAAATTCCTTTTCTGAATTTACCGCTGCATATTTGTAAGAAGCAACCTGTTCCTTCCTTTCATTGAGCAGATAAATGAATGATATTCCACCCACAGGAACTTTACTCAGAGTAATCTTTGTTATGTCGCTACCCACCTTAATCTTCTCTCTTTTAGGAATGAGAATTTTGTTAGTAGAACTTGCAACGTTCTTTTCTGTACCCCACTGAGCAGCAAGAAGTGACAGCGTAAGGAACGATGTATTACCTGTAATCTGAACTGTATCAGCATCATAGTATTTTGCAATTACCGCACCTGTTGCATCTGTCTTATCCTGTGAAGTAGCATTGGTCTGAATGTTTACGTCTTTCAAATCTTCAAGAGTCCAAAACAGCACTCCGTCAGTAGGCGAAAACATCTGACCTGAAATAGCTTGTTTAAAAAGCAATTTGTCTGGATTAAACATATTATTTCCTCCTTTATTTTCTATTGTTTCCGTTACCATGTACGGAAACAATTTAATTCTTCTTTATTCTTAATGTCCTTATAATAAAAAGTACCGCTATACAAACCTGTGGTAAGTTTCTGTGCTTGATTTATGATTTGATTTCTTAAAAGACAATCATAAAAAACATTAATAGGTAACGACCAAACCGTGTCCCAGTTGTATTTAAACCCTTCAATATTTGTTAATGTTGAAATATATGGCAACAAAATAGAACGAAATTCTTTTTCTTGATACTCACCCCTAGCTAATTGTCTTTCAAGCTTGTCTAATTCATATTGCAATCTCCATTTTCGGGTGTGTTCATTTCCGTCTTTAATATTGTTATCAGCGATATTAAGCATTTTCCTGAAATATTCAGTAAGCAGTTCATAATCTGCTTTACCTATTTGAATATTATTGTAAACATCAAATAAAATAATATCACCGCTATTCGTGTCAATATAGCGTTTCATCTTACCAAAATCAATATTACGGATTATAAATGAAACATCAGTTAGCAAATGATTTTCGACAATATCACAAAACAAGTCAAAACTATCTACTGAGTTAAAATCAATACCCTTGCTCCAAAGATATAGCCTTCTATCATATGGAGTTGAAATTATGTCAGACACAATGACCCAAAACTGTTTTTCACCTAGTTTTGACTCGTCTGAAATCTCGTCCAAAGTTGGGTTGTGAATTTCAAACTTGCCTAACATAAATGTTTCTTTTTTATTACGATAAATCGAAAGTTCGTCCATAACTAATTACCCTCACATGGATTTATCGTAAGTTCTTCACCTTGAAATATTAAGGTACGCCTTTTATAAACAGGTGACAAATTATCTGGTACGTCCGAAATAAGTTGTATTCTATTGCCACTCCAACCATCTGAGTTGTTAAATAACTGACCTAACAATTCAGACACATAATCCATTCTAGTTTTGGAAATACCAGCTTTGTTAAGTCTCATTTTATCTTGGTGACAAATTATTTGGATTATCATTTGGGGATAACCCTTAAATGCTCCCCATATTACTTTCGGAACTGAAACTTCAATGTTAAGATACAATTCTACATTAGTTTGAGTGTAAGGTATATATAAAAAAGGGTATATATTAGAATACACAATATTTTCTAGTTCTTCATCGTCCTTTTCAAATAAATCTAATATATTATCTTGTGATAATATCATAGAAATAGCTTTATTTTTCCACTCCGATATAACAGAATTTATTGGCATTTTACACACCTCCCACTATATTAATTAACAATTCAGACAAAACATCATCAACTGTACAAACCAATTTAAAAGAGCTACCGATTAAAGCATTGTTGCTTAAACACTTTATCTTTACCTTATTTTCATTTACTATCATGGTAATAAAATCTTGTTGCTTATCAAGTAATTTCAAAGACCAAGTGACACTCTTATCTGTTTTTGCAGTAAATGTTTTTACTGTACCACCACAACGAATTTCTGCATTGCCACTGTAAGATATTTCAACAGGTTTGGTTGCATTATTGGGCTTAAAGTAATCACATAGCATAAGGTCAATTCTATCTGTCTGCGGATTATATTGACCCTCTGACAAGATAATGTGCATACATCTGCTATTTCCAAAAGAGAAGCTGACAGTATCAGGTCTAGTAATTCTATAAGGTGTAGGCTCTTTGTCATTATAATCAATGAAAAAACGCTTATCATGAGGAAAATATTTCGTTTCTTCGTCAAGCGAAATGTACATCATCAACTGATCGTAACCAATGGTAATTACTTTTGTCTCATTTGTGCCTGAGTTGTACTGTGAAGCATTTTGAATATTACACGGCTTATAATGAACTATGCCGTTTTCGTCTTGCCACTTAATAACGTAATTACACAAATACAAAATAGATTTTTCATACAGTTTGTTATTTGTAGGCTCGGTCAATATTAGCCAAATCTTATTGTCATATTTAATGTACTTATAGTCCGATATTGTACTAATATAAGTCAAAATCTGTCTTTGCCAAGCTTGTGTTGGCGTGTCAGGTATTTCATTTTGAATTATGCCCTTTGTAGCAAATTCATTTTCAAAATTCTCGCCATTAAACACTCCACTGCACAGAATAATATCATCTTCAATAACGCTATCCTCTAAAACGTCATTGAATGACATTTTACTATCAAACAACAAATCTGGTTTTTCAGAACCTTCCGTATAATACGGTTGCCGAATTAAATACCATTCTTTACTCATTCAACCACCTCAATTATACGCAGTATCTTTAAGTTGCTCATAAAGGTCAACTATTTTAAAGTTCACCCAATCAATCTCAACTTTAGCTTGTCTTTTGTCACCCTCTGAGTTGTTTATTGATAAATCCTTGGAAACTATGTTGCTACGTTTGACAATTTTGCTATATTGTCTTTCACAATAAAATCTCTTTATTGTATAGCCCAATATATTAACAACAATCTGATTTAAAACAATATCATTTCCGTCAATATCAGTAAATATTTTTTTCTCATTATTAAAGTAAAGCTGACTAATTTGAGTTGAAAACTCGCCACAAGCCATTTTAAACCACTGAAAAACAAGGTCGTCACTTAACGCAACCCTTTCAAGAAATGTGGACTCAAAAACAGCGACCACATCTTCATAGGTAGTAGCCATTTTAACCACACCCTTTCTTAAAACTTATAGCCTGAAATATTTTCTATTTCGTTACGCTTGTAAACTGCCACGTTGTCAATTCCAACTTCTTTGGCAAGTGGAATAATCATTTTTTTATCGCCTTCAGTAACTACAAGTCTTGAGAGTTCAGCCATAAAATCGGCTTTATTGCTAATGCCAAGAAGTGCCTTTACACTGTTAATATCAAGAATAACAGGTTCATTATTATCACTCTCGTCAAGTGAAAAAACGTATCTTCTTATATCCTCATCAAGAATTTTCAGATAAGCGTTATTGCCAAAGCCGTCAGTACCACAGAACATTCCGTTACCTTCCTGTATCTGAGCCATAACCTCTCCAACATTAAGCTGCGCAAATTTCTTTGCGTTTGGTGGAATAGTAATATCTCTTTGTGTTTCCACAGCCCTAAAACCCAATTCCCAATTACGAGTGTTTTCAAGAAACACTCTATCGGTAAGCTGAATTTCCCTTTTAGACTTTACTTCTGTAATATCGTTATTCATTGTGGCAGTAGTTGTATTTTTTCTTACATTTGCCAAATTTTAATCTTCCTTTCAAATATAATAATAATGTGGCAAGAGTTTACACCCTCGCCACATCAATAATTATTATGTAATTAACCCTGCTTTGTAAGCAGACCAATTTCAAATTCTCTGCCCTTTACAACGTCAGCACCAAGCTCCATATCGAAACGTGTCTTTACTGTACCTGTCTCAACATCGTTGCCTGTCATAGTTGTAATACCACCACGTCTGAAGATATTTACTGGAGAATTTGCTCCCTGTGCAATAAACCACAGATCGTTGGGATTGTAGTATGTGTCAAAACCTGACTTGTCAGCAAGTGGCTTTGTGAAGTTATATGGGTTCTCAAGTTCAATAAGAGCTGAACCCTTATAGAAGCCATTCAGACCTGTTCTAGCAATCTCGTCTACCTGTGTAGCATTGAAGAATGGGATTGGTGTAGAACCAACTGTCTTATAACCGTTCCAATCACAGATACCAGAAATAAGTGAGAAGTCACCTGCAATACCAACCTTGCCAAGCTTTCTAACCTTATTTATCATACCGTCAACCTGTGCCTGAGTTGGAGCAGAGTCATACTCGCCATAGAACTTTACATATTCAGTATTATTCTTCAGTGCAGACTTAATAACATCAAATACATAAGCAACACCCTTGTTGTTCATGTCGGTCTGTACCTGTGCCATTTCCTCTGCTACAGTACCAGCAAAATTACCGGAAGCAAGCTCACGATAATCAATAGCCATACCAGAAGATATTGTCTGAGTTACAATTGGGTACTCTACCCACTTTCTACCTGCAAAACCTACATCAGAACCAGAAGCCTGAAGTCTAGCATCAAGACCCTCATAAGAATAAGTCTTAATTCTTGGCTGCTCATCATAGCCAATCTCACGATAGTTACCAAGGAAATTAAATACCTTTGTTGCCTCAAGAAGTCTTGGCTGTATAATATACTTTACAATGGTATTAATCTCTGCAACTGCTCTGCTATCGCCTGCAAGTGCCTGTTCACCAAGCTTTGAAATTCTTGAACGTACTGCGTCTACCTTCTGACCGTACTTTGATGTATCTTTGCCTGCAAAAAGAGCAGAACAAATCTCAACTACTTCGTTGAAAGCCTTTGCGTTCTTGACAGCAACCTCAGACTTATTCAGATTATTAAGTTCAAAAGAAGTATTAATCATTATTAAAACACCGTCCTTTATTTTACATTCATTAATTAAGCGTGTACAACGACTCTAAGTCCGTTACCGCCAAAACTTGTCTTTTCCACAATTTCAAGATACTCTGCATAATCAGAAACATCAGCACTCTTAGCCCACTTACCATCAGTACCAACTACAAGCTTGTCACCTACTGCGAGTGTATTGTAAGCTGTTGTTACAACTGCATCGTCCATATCAAAAAGATGTCCTGCAAGAGAAGCAAGAGTAAAAATGCGTGGAAACTCACCAACCTCAATTCTATAATCATTTGGTGTGAGTGTCTCAGGCTTATCAATTCTGTTCATTACAACTGCAAGACCAGCCTGCTTTGCTGTTGTTGCGGTTGGTAGAGCAACAGCCTTTGTTTTAAGATCATATGTAACAGCCATGCCGTTCTCAAGAACAACAGGTGTCTTGAGATAGCCAAAATTCTGTGCTACCTTGAAATCACCAATATTTGCAAATTTAATCATTTAAAATTCCTCCAATCGTATTTTTTATACAAACAGATTATCAATATCGAGTTTATCGTTCTTATCATCATCGTTGTCAGTATCTACGCAACCAAATATGTCAGCGGCAAAATTGTTCTGAGAATTAATCTCAACAGCCATTGCCTTTTCCTTCTTCTTTGTCTCAGCACCAATGCAAGCGTTGATTTCTGTAACAATATCGTTTACCTCGATACCACAACCCATAGGATCTGCGTTAAACTTGTCAAGCTTATCCTTAGCCATGTTCTTTTCATCGTCTGAAAAATCTCCAAGAGCTGAATTGAGTTCTGCAATCTTTGCAGACTTTTTAAGTTCATTCAATTCTGCTTTCATTGTTTCAACGAGTCCGTTAAGTTCATTAATCTTCTCGTCTTTCTGACAAGCATTGGTTTCGGCTGTTGTCTTTTCACCTGTAAGAGTTGCTATCTCTGCATCTTTTGTAGAAATAATCTCATTCATTTCAGCAATCTTAGTCTCGTAATCTGCATTTTTAGTATTGAGTTCAGTAATCTTATTCTCAACAGCAGAAATAATCTGATTAAGTGTCTTTTCGTCCACTTTCTCGTCCTCCTTTATCTTTTGATTTAGTTCTATCAGTATTGCACTATCGTCACTAGGCTCGACAGTTAAAATGCAATATCCACTATAGTCATAAACTTTTGGTACTCTACCTTTTTCGACAGGCTCTCCGTCATACACTATTTTATTTTTGCCCTTACCAACAAATTCAACAGAACCATATATTGTATCACCATCATTAATTTTGTTTTCAAGCCATTCAACAAAATGTGGATAACGTTGCTGATTAATATAACCCTCGGCAATAAGAACTTTATGTTTCTCACCATCAATCTGAATATCTTCAATAGACCAACCATCAGCAGAACCTACTTGAACAGAATTTTCAAATAATGGCATATTGCCGTCTTGACCTGTCATTCCATGGTCGTATGGAATATCTTTTTCACTATCCAAAAATGTTGCACAAATAGGCATACCAATAATACTATCTGCATTATTTCTAACATACTGCTCATTGTAACTAATACCATTTTTGTTATAGTGATTACGGTCTTGATGAATTTCGTGTAGTACCAACTTTACACGTCTGCGACCGTCCGACCTCTTTGCTTCGCTTATTTCACAATGAAACACTAACTTTCACCTCTTTTCTGACATAAAATAAACCTAGTCACTAAACGCAACTTAGGTTTTAGTTTGTTGTTGAAGGTTTTGGTTGAGCGTTTCCATTTAGATTTTCGCTCATTATGCTATTTTCGTTTGTCTTTTCAGCTACCTTAGTTCTACCACCGTTTGAGTGGTCTGCATCACTTGGGTCGCTATCTTTGCTACTCATGGTATAACTCGTCTTATGCGTTGGATATTTATTTTCCCAATCATTATCCAGTTCGTAATCCATAAGTGACAAGTATACATCGCTATCCCAACCAGTGCTTGCAATCCAAGCTGTCAAAGACCCCTTACCTCTAGCATAAAGGTCGGTCATATATTTAACCTGTTTATCTCTATTTACAAAAGTAACAGGTAAAATAGCACACTCCATATAAAGCTTTTTATCCTTAATAATATTGGCGTTAATACATTTATTCAATTCCATAATAAACATATTTATCCAATCATATACGTTTCCTGCAACCAACTCCAAATTAAGTGTTGCAACAGCATAGTTTCCTGTACTATTACCGTCAAGGACACTACTAGCAATACCCAAATCGGCAGGCACTTTTGATTTATTGGCATTTTCATTTTTTTCGTCAAAAATAGAAGTGTCAACTTTTATGTCATTTAATTTTGTACCTGCGGCAAGCGAGAAAAATGACTTGCCATATTTATTTTGTCTTGTAGTAATAGCGTCTTTAACTACCTTATGTTGGTTTTTCTGCTGGCTTTCCGTCAAAGTACAACGTCCGTCTTTTGCTTCAGGAAATGTTTGATAAATAATTTGATTGTTCAACTGATCTAATACATTCCGCTTTGTAGAAGTGAAATAATCTGCGTACAATACATCGTCCAACGCACAAATCATTAATGGAACACCATAAGGATTAATAGCCTTACAGTTAATTTTTGTTACCATTGTATTATCGTTATTTAAAACTTTCCATGACTTAATATTATCGTGAGTTGAATATTTACTATACGCTTCTCGAATTTCTCTTGGAAAAGCCTGTAGTTTTCTTCTTTTGTCATCTTCTACCATACCGTCAAAATATCTTAAATCAAAAGCAACAATAGGTGAACCATTCTTTCTGCCAACTATACGGCAATAGTCAACAGGCAGATTAATAACGGCACATTTAACTCCCAGTTCATTGATCTCTACAATGTTTAAAGTATCAATATCATCAAGATACTTGTCAGCGAATACGGACTTTGTAATTTCAAAGTATTTAAAGTCCATTCCCTCAATCATATCGTTAAACAAATTATCTCGAATAACTTCCTTATATCTTATTGTGTCAAGAGTTTGTTGCATTAGCTGTCTTGCATTTTCAAATTTCTTCTTGCGTTTAGTCTTTGACTTTGAATAAACCACCTTATCCAAGGTGAACATGGTTTTAAGATAGTTGATAGAAGTCATAACAGAGCCATTTTCATAGTACGCCCACCGACAAATTTTGCGAATATTTTTTATATGTATTTGCGGATTATGAGCAAATTTCTTAATGTCCTCAAGATTAATAGGCAAATCTTCAATACAATCTTCCCAAAAAGATGTCATTTCGTAAAAAGCATTTGACTCATAAGAACGCTCTTGTGTATTTGACACGGAGTTAGTTTCTGAAACACTTTCTGTTTTATCTTGATTGTTTTCAATAACATTCTCAGTATTCTCTGCAATATTCTCAGGCATAGCCTCACCTCACTTTCGTTTGTGTTTACATTAGTTGAATAAACAACAATAATCGTATTCATCGTTATTTATGTCTTGGGCATATTTATTAACGTACCACAACACATAGATCAATGCCGAAACTCTATCCTTATTTACTTTTTTTACAACTTGTTCAATAGTAATGTTGCCGTTATTAAGATGTTTCATCTTTAAATTCGCGGCTTCTTCAATAAAAGCATCTGTCTCAATAAAAGGTCTAACTTTATCGTCAAAACTATCCCATTCATTATCGGTAAAATCATTATCTTGTCTTTTTTCCAGCAATCTAAGTTTGCCACTATCCACCATATCTATAAAAGTGCTTACAATTTCATTTTGCCAAGTCTGAGCTTTCATATTGTAAAGTATTTGTGGCGAATTAGGAACTTCTGGAACATTATCGTCATTAATAGTGTCCCAACAGCCCAAATCCTTACCTGTAGAATTGTCAATCGTGTCTTTTAAAAGTTCATCAGCCAATCCAACACCAAGTCCATTAGCATCTAACACAACTACTTTAGCCATATAAAGTTTTTGAACTTTTTTGATAATAGCAGCTTGGGCATTAAAATTAAGTACGTTAGGAATATTAATAATATTCACCACATCAATGTAAATAATTCTCCCTTTATCCTTACTTCTAATTACACGCACTACAGCAATAGAAGATTGGTTATTAGAAGTTTTTTGGCTTCTTGCTACATCCACGCCCATATAATATTCCTGTTCTGGATTTGAATTTTGCAAGACCGCTTCCGTTAAAGTACGACAATTCATTAATTTGTTGATATTAACTAACGCACCATCGGCACAGCCGACCCATTCTTGTTCATAGTTTTGGGCAAAAGCTACCACAGAAGAATTTTTCTTCTTTGAAAGTATTTTGCTTTTATTACTTCCTCTACCATACCAACACGGAAGTTGCCAGTTGCTTCCCAAAACTATTTTTCCCTTTAGATTTTCCATATCATCTAACATTGAAATACTACGCTGATATTCGTCTGAACCCCTAAATCCTGCCGTTGTAAAAAAATGAATTTGCTGATTAAGTTCCATTGGGTCTACTATCGCAAGTCTGCCAACCGTAAGTCTTGGAACTTCAACTACAGGCTCAAGGGCATCTTGAAACAGTACATTATTCAGCAATGCAGATTCCTCTATTTTTAACCTTCTACGTCTTTGACCCTTTGTGCTTTGAGCATTTGCAATAGCATCTATGGTCGCATCATTTTTAAATTCAATATAAGCATTTCCCTTTGAAAACCTAGCTTCTCTTATTTCGTCCTTTAAAAGTGGATATAATTTTGCAATTTCATTCCACTTTGATTTCAATAAATCTGCCGCATTTTCTTTAGTCTGTGCAGAAAGAGCCAATTCAATATTTGGGAACAGCATTGCTACTACGACCATAGCAAGTACCTCATCGAATGTTTTGCCATATCCACGGCTAAACGTTCCATACATACTCATAAATCTAACGTCACAACGCAAAAATATGCGTTGATCTAAATGCAGATTTAACCCACCTGTTTCAGGTTTCATTAAGTCGAGTAATAAATCAGGATACCACTTAGCCCAACTTATAAAAGTGTAATAATTATGTAGATTTTTGCCAAATACACTATCACTATTTTTTTCAAAATCTTTTATTCTTTGCCAGTTCATTACTTGTCACCATTCTCATAATCTTTTGGCAGTTTTATAAACGTTTCAACAGAACTCCTATTTTTTTCTGATGTGTCATCAGTAAAAATACCATAGGGATCTCCATACTGAGAAATGTACTCATTCTTCATATCGTCATAAAATTGGTATACTTCCTTGTACTCACACTTAGGTAATCCTTTTAATTTTCTAGCATAATTAATATAGCACCATATTATAAAATCAGGAGCATCGTTAGGTTGGTACTTAAACTTAGGTAATATTTCAACAATATCAACCGCCTGTTCACAAGCTTTTGATATTTCCGAAATACAAGTTACTCCACCTTGTAAATCAGCCTGCGTTAATTGTTTTGGAGTCAGCTTTGCTTTATCAGCAGCGTCTTGGGCAGCTCTATTCCATTTGTCAGCACTTCCAACATCTCCTGCTGCTGTAGCTTCTTCCTCTTTCACCTTGAAACGAACATAAGTTGCTAAAGCTTCCTCGTGTAAGTTTGTTTGAATTGAGTAGTTTTCTTTTAATTTATCAAACTTTTTCTTCATTTTTCGGTACTGTGATTTTGTGTACCCCTCGCCAAATAAGTCAGTAATATCGTTTGTAACAACGAAATCATCAACCATATTTACATATACTTCTTCGTTTCGAGGAAGTATATTGCGTTTTTCCGTTGTAGTTACTGCCTCAGTAATAGACTTGCCCTGATTAAACAAGTTCATAGAGTCTAAAAAAGATAGTTTCGTATACTGTGGCAATGTTGACACATTTTTAAAATAACAGCCTATAATATCGGTTCTACCCTTACCCAATTCTAATGATCTTCTTACTTCACTCATAGCAGAGTCAAGAGCTTCTGGTATATATGGTTTATCCATTAACATTAGTTTCTTTTGGAATGCTTCTATATTTAAGCTTCCATCAGAATTATAAGAACCTTTTTTAACACAAGACTTACATATATTTACCGTTTTGCCATCAGTAGAAATATTACTATTTCTAGTAGTATAAAATTGTGACAGTGGCTTTTCCTTGCCACATTCTGTACATATTTTTGTACTTACAGGGGTTTTTACTTTTTTCCTTGGCATAATCAAGCCACCTCCTTCTTATTTGTTTGATTTTCAAGCCAATATAAAAGCACCCCAATTTTCAATCAGAGTGCTTAATTTGGTATCTATTTAATCACTATTCTTTAACAACCTTGTTCTCAAACTTCTTGTAGGCGTCAAGATACCACTCTTTTTTGTCGCCATTGTATGTTAATTCATAATACATACCGTCAAAAAGAGTGCTTGAAAGCAAGTATTTCCAGTTCTGCAATGCCTTGCACTTCCATACTGTGTAAACTTCAAAATCAGGCTTTGTATCTGATTTGTCAAGATGTTCTCCAATATAATCTCTTACAATTTCTATTGCTTTTCCGTCCATAATTATTTTCCTCTCTATATTTGTGTAATAAAAGCACCCTTTTATAGTCCTATGAGTGTTGAATTGTTCAAAAATCAAATTTATCCTTATTCTGACTAATTTTCTTTTTGTCAACCCTAATATAAAATTTTCTTGTCACATCAGTTCCACTATGATTAAGCAATGCTGAAACATCTTCTAGTGACATACCTGCGTTTTTATATAGCGTAGCTCCCGAATGGCGAAAATCATGAGCGTGTAACGTTGGAACATTAATCATTTCACCAATAATATGACACCAAGAATTTAATGTGCCATTAGTTACCTTATCAAACTTTCCGTCTGTATAAGAAACAAAAACATAGCCATTGTCAATAATATTATTTGTCTTGCGGTACTCAAGTAAACCTAACAGCAGTTCTTTAACTTCTTCCGAAAAATAAAGAGTTACAACGTAACCTTCTTTTTCAACTACATCATTGACAACCCTATTGTCAAAATCAATTTGTTCCCACTTAGTATTCGCAACCGCATTAACTCTAGCCATTGTAGACAATGAAAATAGAGCATAACACTGATATTGTAAAGCCCTATGTTTCTTATGATGTGTGTCAGCGTTTTCGACCAAGCCTTGCAACGCAATTCTTAATTCCTGTACCTGTTCAACAGTTAAAAACGTCTGAGTAATAACATCTGTATCTTTCTTAGGTCTATCCATAAATTCCATTGGATTTTCTGTAATTAACTTCTTTTTACGCAGAAATTTATAAAAAGCTGAAATTGAAGCCATACGCCTTTTCATACGTCTTGAATTATTACCCTCAGTTTTACAAAAATATAAAAATTCAGTTACATCATCTTCCGTTAAGTCAATAATACTTTGATTGCCCTGATTTTTGTATATGTATATCCACCAAGACTCTAAATCATTTTGATAGCCTGCGATAGTCTTTTCGGAGAGTTCTCTAAGTGACATATCAATTTTATATTTGTTCCATAGTTTCATTGTTTCAGAATTGATTTTTGAAAGTATTTCATCATCATGTACTTGGATACGTTTGCTTTTCTTAGCCATTTAACCTCTCCTTTCTTCTAATATCAAGCTTTCTTTAGAGTGTCGCTTTTAGCACTTATTCTTCATTTTGGGGTTTCTTTAGAGTGTTGCCTTCACACTTAATCTTCTTTATTTCGCCCATAAGGGCTTGAATTTTGTTTTTTGGAGTAATACAAAATTCTCAAAACCATAACTCAAAATACCCCTCACTGGGACACATTGTTAAGAGGTGCATAAGGTTGAATTACTTTGTAATTAAAACTAAGGATAGTCAACAAAACTTTGTCAACTATCCGTGCAAAAATCTCGTTAGATTTTTCATTTAAAAGACTCAACGTGGTACGCATTTTTAAGAGGCGTGTTGAGTTCTGTTTTGGCTGTCAGAGTGAGACTCGAACTCACAACCTCCGCATTAACAGTGCATTGCTCTACCGATTGAGCTATCCGACAATATGCAGGATAACGCTTGCTATCCTGCAAAATATAATAAAAGGAGTTGTATTTAACTACAAATTATTCGTTAATTGTAAAACCAAAATAAAGCTTTGGAACATAATCTTCTTCAGTAAAATCCTTGCCGACAAAATCTCGCTGAACGAAAACAACACTCTCATCACCAACAATTATTGGCTTATCGTCACGTCTTGCTCTTTCACAGAACAACTCGTTTTCAAAAGTTGAAACAACAAATTCGCCACCATATCCGTTCCACTCAGGCGGATCAAGAGAAATAGAATTAATTTTAGTCTTATCGTCAAATGATAAAAATTTCTTGATAATCTTACAAGCCAACTTGTAATCACACAAAACACTAAAGCCCTCATTTTCCAGATATACATCTATAATATCCTGCATGAAAGTATCAAAATCGTTATAACTCTTTTTAATCATCATAGTATTCACCTACTTTACTTTTATATCATAGTTGGCAATCTTGCCAAATTCATTATCAAATATAAACAGGCTTGCACCTGTGTCAGAAGTTTTGTGTAAGGACATCGCATAATCATCAGTACCTACCATAGAACGTACTGTAAGCACCTCTGAATGTTTTGCATTTTCCTTTGAGGTTTGGTGATGCACATGACCTGCCAAAACGTAATCAATGTTTGTATTGTACGCTCTTGAAAAAGAACTTGTGCAGTTCTGTAAATCCTTCACTTCACCATGACAACCAAACACGTTATAACCCTCAACATCGCTAAAGCAAAAGCCTGTTTCATTCTCAATTATGTTTACATTTCGATTATATTTAAGTCTTTCCCTTATGAAAGCAATAATCACCTTCGCCATGTTTTCATCAGGAAAACTATTCTTAGGCTGTCCGAGAAGTCTAAGTTGTGAATGATTACTGTCCTTAACCATTTGAAAATTTACTTTCACATATTGCGAAAGATCATTGAGCCAATTAGCCAGAAATTCAGCATACTTTATTGCAGAGTCTATAACACCATATCTAAGGTGCATAAGCTGAGAATTTAATCTGAGAAGTCCTGATATACTGTCGCCAAGTTCCCAAACATTAATTTCTGCCAAGTCCTCTTTAGCAATGATGTCAGCAACTTTTTCGAGCATACTCCACATTCTGCGTTCAAATATCTCTGGAGAATATTCATTTATTACGTTGCCAAATAAATCTTTTATGCAAAACTCTATACCAAAGTGACAATCGGTAAATGCCAATATCGCAGATTTGCTATTACTTTCTCCAGATAAATAATCAGGAACTATGATAGGTTCTATATCAGAAATTGCATTGACTATTTTTTCAGTTATCAATTCATCTCGTGCATTTTCTCTAAGCCACCTATTATTCTCCAACTTCTCCGTTTGAAGTTTGTATCGCTCTTTCTTTAATTCACGAATTTGGTCTTGAATTTCATTAAGGGTGTTTTCTGTGTCTGCAAAAGTTTTCTGATTTGCATTGAACATTTTCTCGAAGCATTGAAATTTCTTACGATAAGTTGACTCGCCAAAATCAGCATTAAGTAAATTATTTAAAATATCCCTAACGTCATTCCAAGTGCCTATTTTTTCTTTGTCTTTACAAATCCTAAATATAAGCTCGTCATCAGACTCACCTTCAAATCTTTTGTATGTAGAAATTTTAAATTCCTCCCATTATGCAATTTCGTCTGTCTGGTTTACAGACAGCTTTACTTCCTGACCGTTGAAATCTGACATAAGTTCCGCAAGGGCAATTTCACCCTCAATATCTTCAACGCTAAATGTTATTTTTCCGTTCTCTATGTTTACAATACCCTGTACCGACAGAACGTTCTTTTTTGTTATTTTAGCCATTTATTCTAATCCTCCAATTCGTCAGCCCAAGTTGATACCCAACCTCTATGATTAGTATGCAACTCGCAAATCTGACAATGTTCTTTTCCCGAAAAATGATTTAGATATTTCTCAAATCCACTTGCCTTATGATTAGGTAAATCAATCTGTCCTGTATGCCCTATGCAAATTGTCTTGCAGTTTTCACCTATTCTTGTTAAAGTCTTTTTAAGATTATCAAAAGTTGCGTTCTGAGACTCGTCAATTATAATAACTGCGTCCTTAAAGTTGACACCTCTAAGGTAAACGTCCGTAAGAGGTTTAATATAACCTTCTTCATACTTCTCAGAAACAAGACTATTGGTACATACAGCCGTAAATGGATTTATACCAAGTGTCTGTAGTGCATTATAGAGTGGTTCATAGTAAACCTCACTCTTTGAAGTTACATCACCGGGTAGAAAGCCCAACCTGCCTTCCGCACAAGGCGAAACAATATAAATAATCTTTGAAAACATTTGGTACTGCACAAGCAAGTTTGCGATACCAACGGCAATGGTAGTTTTGCCACTTCCGCTTTTGGAATTACAGAAAATAATATCATTGTCCTTGTTCCAAATTGCATTAGCAAATTCTTCTTGTTCTTTATCTAATTGTAGACTATAAAACAGATCACCGTCAATTTTTTCAGGTGGGTTATCATACGAGGTTATAGTATTATTATTTTTCTTGCCCATGATAACACCGCCTAATTAATTTCATCAAACGATGTGACAATCTTATCGACCACTTTGTACTTCACAAGTTCATCACGAGATAAATACCAATCTTTATTTCTATTTTTATTAAAAGTCTTTTCATCAATGTCCGTCCTTGCGAGGATATATGACTTCATGCCCTCAAGCTGTTTCTTATAATTTTTCTGAGCTTCCTCAATTTCAGCAGCACTACCATGAAAAGCAGCAGAGCCTTGATGAACGAGCATTTGGCAATGTTCAAACGCATATCTACGCTTGCCAGCAAGAAAAATAAGAAAGCCTGCACTCATAGCAACACCCATTCCAATAGTAACGATAGGAATATGACTACTCTGTATCAGGTCACAAAAATAATTTGCCTGTTCTATATCTCCACCATAACTATGAATGAAAATAAATATTGGCTTTGGTTTTTCAACTTCTCTTTCTTCCATGTTCATCTGAATAATAACCTTGCTTAATTCAATAAGATTATAAAACTCGTCTACCTCGTAATCAATGAAAAATGTTCTGTTTTCTCTCGATTTCCAATAGTTATACTCTTCAGGCGTAGGATATGTTCTCTTATCCAAACTATCTACAATGGAAATTGGAAGTTCTTCTGTTACTGTCATAAAAAATAAATTCCTTTTCTAAATAAGTTAGTGGGATATACCCACCCTTACAGACGTGCTGTAAGATATTTTTTAATCGGCTCTGTACTTGGCAAGCAGATTGACAACCGCAGATGTTTCCTCTGCATATCTCTTGCCACGATTAGAGCCATTGTTTTTCAGACGACACGTTTTGAAAATCTTAACGTTCTTAATGTTCTGACGAAGATAATCCGCCTCGTCCTTTGTGACGAAAATCATGTGTAAAATAACCACCTTTTCAATTTTAATTTTGTACACAATGCCTATTGAATGTTGACTTTGTGCGTGCTATAATATATTATGGATAAGTATATTTATTATCTATATCCATAATAAGAAATAACACCATAAAATAAAAACACCTCGCAAAAGCCCAATAATAAAGGGTTTACGAGGTGTTTGACTATTTTCTATTTAAAATTGACTACTTCACATTATATTTCTGGCTTTAGCCATTGATTTTCTTTGATATTCAAGTTGTTTGATATGTTGACATTTATCACATCTTTGCTTATTATTTGCTTTGCTATCAACCACAAACTCCTTACCGCAATCACAGCAGGTTAAGACCTTGGTTTTGATTTTTTGATAACCTTTGCAATTTTTACAGTACAACTGACTATTTGATCTCTTATAAAATAACCTTCCACAATTTTCGCAACGTGCGTATTTTTTACCTCTATACAGCATATATTCTTTGCCGAGTTCTCTCATGTCGGTAATTTTTAGCACTATTAGAGAACTATCATCAATAAATTTTACTTGAAGATTTGTATTTCCGACAGCCAATGCTGGTTGTAACATTCCTGCTTTAACTAACTTATGTATCATCATTTCTTTTTCATATCCAGTTTTATTAACACTAGATAGAGAAAACAGCATCTTATGGCTAGTGCAAATCCAATTATTATTTCTTACACAAAGAATATTTCTATATTTAGCAAGGCACAATGCCGTAAAAGCTATTCTCTCAACTGGTGGGCTTTTAAGCCTTGCTATATCTTCAAGTTCCTTTTGTGTTATGCCAATGTATTCAATATTAATTGGTGGGTTATTGCGTGTTCTGTCAACTTGTCTTTCAACGCTTTTCTCCCAATCAGAAGGTCTGTAATTTATACCTGTTGATTTGATAAAATCAGTTAGTGCAGTAATTATTTTTGATTTTTTATACTTCATAACATATCGGTAATATTTAGCCAACAAAAACAATGATTGTGATGGTTTTACACCTAAATCTTTACTTTCAATTATTTTTTCTGCCTCGGCAATTTCGTTTAAATATATATCCATTTATACACCAACCTTTCTTACGGCTTTTCTATATTTTGTTCCACCATACTCAATATCTCCAGTCTCATCGGGTACATAATAAGTTATCTGCCAATCATTTAATCTTAAAAGATTTTCAACAATAGTGTCGCCACAAATATCCCATACAAATTTCTTAGATTTCTCTGTTTTATAGCATATATCAAGCAATATATCACACAACACAAATTCATCTGTGCAAATCTCAGAACATAACTTACGATAATTTTCTGTCATTATCATCTTGTCATTGTCAATTTGTTCTTTGTCGAAACGTTGTTTTTTAGACAATACCATGTATTGAGTTATATCCCTTGTATAATTCTCGTACATTTTTTTTAATTTGGAATAGTCAGAGTGCTTATCATTTTGTCTGCATTGCATAACTTTATAATCAAATCTAGCTGACGATTTAACTTCCGTATTATAATTTTCAAAAGCCGACTCAACAGCCCTACAAATACGATTCATGGTACAATTATTAGCACTAACAGGCATTTTTTTGTAATACCAATCCAAATACTTTAGCTGATCTTCCGTTTTATCTTTAAGAACCTCTAATTCGGAAATCGTCATGCCAAATAAATTTATACATTGAGCATTATTATTTTCAATATAATTTTTATATTTTGACATTTCCTGCGGATATATGTAACACATAAAATATGGTTTCTTATCAGCAATGATTGTTTTGTTAAATTCCTTTGCGACTCTTTCCTCGTCACTATCATTATCATTGTAGTTTAATGCAAATCTGTTGTACCACGCCCCAGGCATAGGCTTGGATATAATACCTTTTGCCTTGTCTATCGTGTTCTGCTGGATAAGCTGACCGCACATAATACGATAATCTAGTATTTTGTATTCTTTGCTTTCTTTTGGGTATTTTACCTGAACATCGTACATTGCGGTTATCCTATTTGTGACCTTGCCAATTTCCTCACCAAAGCTGTTGTAATTAGCCTGCATTAAATTAGACTCGCAAATGATTTCTTTATTTGCTTTTTTTTGAACGCACATAATTGTTTTAGTAGGTCTTGTATTTCTCAACAATATTGGATTGTCTGTTGTTATAAGACAATCTCCGTCTTTGTCAAAGCCGTTCAACGCTGCTGCCATACTGTCATGACAGTTGACAATATTAACAGTTGCCATGTATTTATACCACTCTGACATCATTTTATTATCTGTGATGTTCATAACCCTAATATTATTATGACAGCTCATTGGCGCTCTGAAACAAACAACCCTATCAGACCCATAATCAGACCAATATTTTGAATACATTTCTCCAGCTTTAAGTAATCCATAATCATCATTCTCAACTTTTACTCCAAATATTTTTTGACACAAGGCAAATGGATCGCCTGAAATAACAGCATAATTGCCATGCACTTTAAGTACACCGATTTTAGCCTGTGTAATTTTTTTCTTAATCATATAGTTAATACGATTTATAACAAATGGGTCATTTGCCATACTTGGCTCTATCATAACCGACTTAGTAACATTATCAATCTCATTTAAGCTAAAATCTTCATCTGAGGTAGCCCCATTTAAAAACAATATAGTTTTGTCAATATCTCCGTGAATTACATCTTTTATTTCATTAACCGTAGGGGCTATCAATTCTTGAATTTCCCCATCTGTTAATTCATAGCTTTGCAGGAATTGATAATTCATATTACGTTCATTTTCAAGTTTCTCAGGACACACTTTTGTTACTCTAAAGCCATATCCGTTATTTTTACAATTTCCCAAATACGAATCAATATTGTCATAACTATCCCACAATTTTAACATCGAAGTTGTAAGTATTAAGTCTACATTTTTTATATTATGTTCATTTCCCCATACATCAATAACAATACAATCACCATTTTCATTGAATGTACCATATTCATAGGCAAATTTATGAAAGTCAAACGTGAACACCATGCCCTTACAAAAGCTATTTCTTATGCAGTACCCACTAGGTATATAGTCCTCAAGAACATCTTTTGCCCATATCTCCGACAATGTAGGTGTTATTAAACCATAACCGTCACTGTCATTTACTTCTATAATTTCAGGATTATCAGGCTCAGTTAATACAGGCTCTCCGTCAAACTCATCTGTTATTTTTATAACCTTTTCTTTGCAAGTTACAATCAAATCATCTACCACAAGAATATCTTTTGGATGTGTCACAGGCACAGAAGCTGAACAAGTTAATGCTTTATAAGCTTCAAACTTAGCAGGCACAAGTTCCTTGTTTAAGTTTCTTCCATTATTCATGCGTCTTGTTAATTCCTCACATAATTTTATATGCTGTGAGTTCTTTGCGGCAGCATAAATAACTGTGTTCTTTTTTATACCATTTGTTGTGCCTATAAGTCTATTATAGTACGTTCCGTTTATTCTAAATCCGTAACTCAGCTTAAAAATATCTTCCTTATTATTCATTATAATCGCAACATAGTCAAGTTTACATTGAATGTTATCTAAGTCCTGATAACATTTCTTAATTTGTACACTCGTATTTCTCGACTTTGGCTGCTTTTTCAAAAGCTTTATTTCTCTCTTAATTTCCTTTATCCTATCTGCGGTAAATTTTCTATCTAATGAATTTATCTCGTCAATCATTTGTAAAATTTGTCCGTCAGCAAGAGAAATAATTTCCCTATTATCTCTAGCTTCTTGTATAGAGATCTTTAAATTTTTATCAGGTGCTTTTAAAATTCTTGAACTGTGCAACTTAAAAATAAACTGCTGATACATTTGTTGTTTAGCCATTTGTTATTCCTCCCATATATTTATTAATTACTGCCTTTTGTAATTGCTTTGAAAAATATTCTTTAATCACAGAAACCAACTGCTGATTGTCCGAATATTTAAGTGTTTCAATTTTTACAAATTTAGTTGCTTTTGCCAATAGCACTTTCTGCAATGAGTTGAATTATTTTTATCCTACGATTATACATCTCTGTTACACACACATCAATCGAATTTTCTTTGATGAACATTGTGAAAGGAGCAGTAATATCGCTTGCAAACTTCATCATAATCAAATATGGGGAAGATAATTTGCCTTCAAGTATGTCGATTTTACAATGATGACATACTTGTGCATACCATTCTGGAATAACTTTGCAAACCTCTACCAAACTATGAATATGTCGTCTCTGCTCTTGCTTTTTTAATTCCGCATTGTGTTTTTTTATTGATAAATCAATATATTTTTCCATGGTTTGATTCACAAAAGTAAATTTTCCGTCAAACATTACATTCTCTAAAGGTATTTCGTTAAAATTCCAAAGCAGTAAATTATTATAAGGTAACAAGTTTTTGTTCAAAAGATCTTTGACTTTAGACAAAGTATTGTTCTGATAGTCAAACATTGCATATGCAATATTCTCAATATGTGTCCTGCCAGTTGAATATTTTTCCTTACCGCCAATCCAAATGTCATTAATTTTCGCAGCTTGATACAACTCATGGCGTTCTATTTGCTCACTTGCTATTGGCGTACACTGAAATTCTATAACGTACTGTTGTCCTCCAAACTCAAACATGATGTCAGGTCTTTGTTTTGTTTCTTCTATATAACCCTCCATAACAGCCTTGACAACACCGTTTTGTTTCTTAATCCAATTAAATAATGCTATTTTACCTTGAATATGTTCTTCTGTTTCGGGTTCAGAGTAAATTGTCTCACATTTAGTTTTGTCTTTGTGTCTAAAATAAGGGCTTACCAATTTGCCATGACAATATTCATACTTCCCATGACAAACAGGACATTGCAAAATTCCTTTGTCCGCCCATTTTTTCAAAGTATCTCTATCATACTTATTGTCATAACAATTTATAGGTTGATTATTAATTTCTGCCGTAAGCATTTATATCTCCTATCTTTATATCTATCATAATCTACGTTCTATCGTCAGGAACATACATTAATTGTGCTAAATTTTAAAGAGTAATACTTCACAAGTAAAATTATACTCAAAACAATATAGCTGTAAAATTAACACAATTAATGTACAATTTTAACTAATCTTTGTTTCTCGCAGCTAAAAGCTTTGTTTATGTTCTTCTGAGATAACTCTTTTAGTCGGGTGAGCGTTTCTAATACTAATGGCTTTGGCAGGAGCAATAAATGTAGCTCCGATAAACGTACCGTCAGTGTGTCTTGTTTCATCAATCTGTTTCCAACCTTGCTTTTTGCATTTGTTGGCATACTTCTCAATACAAGTATACAAATTAGCGACCCATTCGCCATTCTCGCATGAAATGTTAATTGTAACCTCACGTTCCTCTGCGGTTACTTTACTTGTTACCGTATATGTTTTCATAGATTTAACTCCTTCCCAATTCCTTTATAATTTCGTTGCTAACTAACACAAATTTAGTAAACTGTTTTCTATCAGACAATATTACATCTTTCTTAGTCTTAACCTTCTTCCTAGTCATTTGATTATGCCAACCTCTCGTGGTGTTTATCTTCTTGTAAATTATAGACAGTGTGTGTGCGTAGTGTGCCGATCTATCTTTCATAATCTCTGCCAATGTGTGAACAATAAAATCAAAGCTGTCCTCTGAAGTAAACTGTGTAGCATTATAAATACAACCATCGTCAGATGTAAACCTATCCCCATTACCTACACAAATCATAAGCTGATTACAAGCCTGAGTAAACCAAGCCTGATATACATGATTATCCGCAATAGCATTTATAATACTAGGTTGTGTTGTAGTGCAATCACAGTTATACTTGTCTGTAAATTCACTAAGAGCCGTAGCAGTACAGAAACCAAACATTGAAGTCATCTGAGTATAAACTCTATGCAACATATCTACAAACTCAATAACCTCACCTGTAGATTGTAAAGCATTATCCTGCAACTTCCCTATAAGCGGAGTACCAATTTGTTTCTTCCATATGTTCAAAGCCTTTTCATTTGGTATTTTCTTAGCCGATAATGCAAGTAACATATTCTGAAGCTGAGTAACCGTAGCTTGTAATAGTTTTAATTCATTGTCCTTTTCCGAGCCTTCCATAATATAACTGCCTGTTCTATGTATGGTTGGAAGTACCTCGTCAAATATCCAACTCTCAAAGCGTTCTGCGGAAGGGAGTTTACTATGTGCTATAAGACGATAAACATCACCCTCTGAAATGAATTTTGTTTTCTGTACACCTCCAGCCGAAGGGGTCGGTAAAACGCAGACCCCCTTACAATGAGATGTTATTGCGTCCGCTGGTCTTGAATACCCCAACGCCTTTGCCACATCAGAACCGCAAAAGTAAATCTTGTTATCAATATCTACCGTTCTTACCTTGCCAAAATCTTTGCTCTCAAATACTGTTACCATAGTTTTGTTGTTTTCTGTCATTTTAATCTACCTTTCCGTTTTAGTTATTGTCATATAATTTATTGTGTATCATTTTCTTTTGCCAAAGCTCTAATTCCTGAACGCTGTTAAATCTAGGAATATTATCCTTGTTTATATGTATGTGAAAATCTCTTAACACTCTAAGACACAATCTAACTTGCTGTTCTGTAGGCGGTTGTTTACGAATTGTCTCGTTATTGTTTATTCTTTTAGCTTCTGCGAGTACACCATTGGCATACTCACTGTCTGTAAGTTTTGTTAGTCTAGGCATTGTTCATTACCCCCATTCCTGATTTTATTTGTATGTATCGGTCAACAATTTCCTCGAAAATATCTCTAAGAGCTGTATCGCTATCAATAACATCTATCATTGCTACGTTTTTACAATCTATTTGTGATAACAAATAATTTTCTTTGTAGGAGTCAAGGTCAATATCATAGTCTGACCTCATCATGTTGTAAATATCGCTATAGATAGATTTTCTGTCATCATCATTTGTATAACCTAAGATCTTTGCAAGCGAAACAATTTTCTGAGACATTTTGTTTTTCCAAGAAGAATAATGCGCAGGTGGAACAATAAGCATTATTTTCTGCCACATACGAGAAAGTTTGTCTTGCATTGTGGTGTTCTGTGCAGAAATGATTTGCAACTGACGTGTAAGCTGTTCATTAACTTTATTAAGCTGACCTACTTCATTGACAGTATTAATAATCATAGAATATTCTTCTCTTGATAATGTTACGGTATTCAAGCTATTGGAAATAAGTCTATCCATAATCTCCCAACACCAATCCATGAACTTATCTGCTAATGGTTGCCTAGACCAACGGCAAATCTCCATAATGCCTTTGCGGTTATAAAGTATTCTTTCACGCTCAACATACCTGTCACCTTCAACATAGCCCAAAGTGAGCTGAGTTGAAAATTTATCTAACCTTTCTTTATGCTTTAAATGGATATTTTTAATTGCATTTGCAGGATTACTATAGCCCAATGCTCTACCAATCTGTTCTCTTGTGACAAGATACTCATTGTTGGCGTTACCCCAAAAGTCACAAGTTGCGATTTCATTAAATACGTCTGTTTCTACAAGTTTCAAATTGTTCATTTTGTTGTCTCCTTTATTTTATCTTACATATAATCTTCTTTGTATGTATCGTCAGTTTCAGCCAGCATAGTCCAATACTCATTGCGAAACCTCAAATATTCTTCATTATCGTCCAAGGGCTTGTCCTGTGCCTCGTATGTATAATCTTTAGGGAACAGTTCCTGTAAAGAAAATGTTTTGCGATTTCTACTCATTGTTATCACCGTCCTCTGTGTTAAGATAAGACTCATTATAATCAGTCTTAGAATTAGTTTTTGAAAATATCGTCTGATATTTCTTAGTCGCAATAATATCGTTTTTATCAGCTAAACTGTTACTGATTAAATACTCATTAATAATATCTTCTATCATATTGCGATATTGCGGAACACACTGATATGGGTCAAGAGGATAACATTTATCCAAACAATTTTCATACAAATAGTCTTGTTCTATCTGGTATGTATCAAGTCCGTATCTGTTAGCAAGCTCTTTAAGAATTTCTCTATACAATGCACCCCTAGTAATACCAAGACTATCTTCTATTAATTTATATTTAGGGTGCATACGACCAAACCATGGACTATATGTTTTCTTGGGTAATTTGTTTTTCTCTAATTCTTCTTTGAGATTTATTACCTCTGCTTTTAATTCTTCAAAAGCCTGCGTATTATATGTACCAGTTTTACGAAGTGAAGGAAGAACCTCAGAAGTTACCCAGTGTTTGAAATTCTTTGCGGTTGACAATTTACTTCCAAATACAAGAGAATATAGACCGCTTTCATTTATAATTGTCATTCCATAGTGGCTGATATTTTTAAGGTCACCATTTTGGTACGCTTTAAGTTCATCATAGTTTAAGAACCTTTTATCTTCAATATCTACATGATCTTTTATAGCGTTAGCTAAAGCCTTACTTTTAACTTTTCCATTTCCATAACCCAATATCATTGCCACGTCCTTGCCTACAAACCAAACTTCTCCGTCAATCTCAACCGTTCTAAGTTCTCCAAAGTCCTCATTTTCAAATACTATAATCTTATTATCTATCACGTTTATCAATCCTTTCTAATTTTCTTGTTCTTATGTGTCATTGGTAGAAATTCATCTACCTTATAGGTGTACTTTAGTCTGTCAACAGCTTCTCGGATATGTTGTTGTACGTTCAGATCTGAACTAAGCACATAAACGTTAGGAGCATTATAGACCTTGCCATTCTTTTTATAAGAGCCTGTAATATGCTTGACTATTAGCCCATTATCACATAATGCCTTTAAATAGTTGTCTAACTGTCTGACCGACATATGTAATTCTTCTGCCATTACCGTTTCTTTCTTGTAACAACCACAAACACTCTCTGTTATAATTTCTGTATTCTGAAAGTTCCATGACTTTATGTATAAGTAAATACGAAGAAGTATTGACTTAGACAGCCTATTTGAAATAGACATTAGTTTGTCCCATTCTGTGTCATACAATATTACAAAGTTGTCTGGAGGGTCAAATACCGCTTTGTTGACCTTAAATCTTAAATGAGCGTTTGCATTAACATTATTTAATGATTTATAGTCACATTGGTTATCCCAAGTTAAATCTGACCTGACAATAAAGATATTGAAAAGTGCTTTTATCCTATGAGTGTTTTCTCTGTTACCCTTACTATAAAGGGAACAATGACACAATTCCAAAATTTCATTTATAGATGTACTTATTGTCCCTGTTCTAGCATTACGCAAATAACTAAGACAACGATACAATAAAAGTTCAAAACTGTCAGCCGAGTCAGCGTATATATATTTCTTGGGAATTTTTATAAAATAATTGTCAGCTATAATTTGTCACCACCTTTCATTGTTATTACCCATTTATTGTTAATACTCCATTTTTGCAATCTGTATACCAAAAGTGTAGGTCAAAATGCAAAAAAGTGTGCAATCTGTATACCAAAAGTGTAGGTCAAAGTGTAGAGTAGAATAATATTAGATATCTTTAGTAATAAGAGAATCCTTACTGTGGCGTAAACGCCCCAGAAAAATTTATTGTTTACTACAATTAACTGACATTAAATATCACTTCCTATAACTTACAATTTTATAAACAATATTTACTTCTTGAATTTGATTTTAAAATATGATATCATTTCAAGTGTACTCGTTTAATGGTGAAAGGGTATACTAATAGAGCTGAGAGATAAATTGAAGTGAAATCATATTTTAAAAATTGCAATTTGAAATTGCAAGCAAATCAAGTAAGCAACTCTCAAACGTACTCGTTTAATAGTACATTTACAATTATAATGTACAATTAAATGGTTGTCAATATACTTATGCAAATTTATATGTAAACTTTTAGTGTATTGGTTATATTTATAATTATAATTTTGATTGTAATTATAAATTGTAAGTTTATGTGAGATTGTACAATTAATAGGAATTATGATACTGTGTTATTATGACAATGAAGCTTTGTAATGATGAGATATTGATTTGTTGTGTTGCGCACAGCTAGTCAGTTATATTCTCGCTACGCTCGTATATAACTTCCCTGCTTGATTATCGTTCCCTACGGTCACGCTAATCTTCACAGATATTTTTTCAGTTAAACATTAATGTTTGTATGGATTGTCTGGCAACTGTTTAAACATTTTGTTTCATCTGAACATTTTGTTTTGGAACGTTCGGTAAAATTACGATCGCTTATTCGTTGTTTTTGCTTGTAAATCAAGGCGTAAAAACGTTTTTTTCGTTTTTACGATAGGTTATTTTATGAGTTTTATAAATGATATTTTGATGGCTTTTTATTGTTTTGAGATGTTTCGGTGATAGTGTATTATTTTTGAAGCGTAGTTTAATGAGTTGACAGTGAATTAAAATTTGATTTTAAATGAGTGATTGTTTAAGTGTAAAACTAGATTTATAGCCATTTTAGGACAAAAAAATAAGACCTATTATGGTCTTTCAGGGAGTGTGTTTTTAGGGAGTGATAGGTTATTTTTTTATGGTATAGAAATAATGTTTGCAAGTTAATTTTGGTGTGTTTTAGTGTATTTGGGCATATTTTAAGGTTTAAAAAAGTTTAAAAAATGGCATAGATACGAGGTTTACTCGAACGCATTATCGAATGAAAATTTGGTTTTTTGGTGGGGTAGTGGGATAGTGTGCAGGAATTTTAAAAAGTGCTATTTTGATTTTAGATTTGGTTTTGGGGTGTGTGGATAGAGTGGAACTACTAAGGGGATAATCTCGTTTCCATATGTTTCCATAAATGTAAAGCCACCCCCTCTATAGCTATTTGATTAAGTATCTTAACATATCCATAAAACCGCTTATTTGCGTGGTTTATATGCCTTTTTGCCAAAATCACATATATAAATAATTGTATCTCAATTAATAGAATATTAATATAATTCTGCTGACTCCATGCAAGCTCAACCGACTTTATATTATTTGATTTTTATCAATCATTGATCGAGTCAATAATTAACCTTTTTGTATATTTGTTTATTGCCAATATTTGATTTTTGTTAAATATATTTATCGGTGGTTGCTATTCGATATACCGAACGCCCTTAATCATCATCTTTAAAATTTGAACATTTTATATTAATATTTTAACCTATCAATTCCCTATCAATTCCCTATTTCACTCCATATTTACCGCCAAAGTGGTAAACACTCACTAAAACACGCCTAAATTTTAATACTCAATCCCTATTTTAAACTAGCGATTTGTACAAAATTAGCCTTTAAAGTTATGCAAATTGACTAATTGTCATTAACTAGCATTGGCAAAGGACCATTCAAAGGTCCTTATAAGTCCAAAAAATTGTACACATATTTCACGCTATTCAACGTTTACAACAGTACAAATATTTGTACACATACATATATACATACAAACATGTACACGTCAAGATCTCTTTGCAGGCTCACGCTATAAATACATTATTTTACAGTTATTCTATTTACTAACTAATCAATATATATCCATATACACACAATACATAAACCATTAACCACGATATATAGTATACACGCACACATAATACGCTACAATACCACTATATATTGTATGCTCTAAAATCCATTCTAACGGCTATCAAGTATAGTTATACCACCCATGCACACAACAGTATATAACGCTTGCTAGTAACCTTATAGCTCAAAATATAAGCATACTGTATATTGTATATTGCAAGCAATAAATACTGTATTAACCGCTATATATTGCGGCTTGGTTAGTCATCAAAATTAATATCATGATCTATACAGTATTTACAAGCACTTACAAAAAATTGCTTTTTTCTCATATTGTATTTTTTTAGTACATTTTCAAGTAACTGCATTTCTTCAGGGTTTAGATCCATATTTAATTGTTTAATTTGTTTACTATTTTTATATTTTTTGGTACGTTCTGCTTGTGTTGATTTTTTGTGCAAATTATCCATAAACACACCTCTATTTGTTATATTATTTGTAACAACGTACAAATATTTTATTGTTGTAATAATTCAACTTAGCTACTATATATAGTGCTTTTTGCTACAATATTCTTCATTGCATACAATATGTTGTGTATGCAAATTGTATAATTGTAACCTAGGTTATTTGTGCATTTTACCTATTGTAACCTAGGTTATTATATGTT